TTAGGTGATTTCATCGGTAGGTTTGAGGATTTTGTCTTTTCTGATGTAATGATGTGTCATTCTTTTTGATGTATGCCCAAGTTGTTTTTGAGCTTGTTCATCGGTTGTCATTAGGGAAATATCGGTGGCTGCTTTGGCACGCATATCACGCATTTGTACTTTAGCGATTTCATCAGCAAGTTCAGGATATGCTTTCATTGCTCTCTCCCTTATTTCTTTAAAATGATCGCCTAAACTTCGCCGTTTTAATTTTTTCCCCCATTTATTGGTAAAAATCCAGTCTGATTCGTATCCCAACCTTTTATCTAAAATTTCTTTTAGCCGACCACTAATTTCAAATCTCACTTTTTTCCCTGTCTTCTGTTGAGTAATATGCAATATACCGTCATAGATGTGTGAGCGGTGTATATTACAAATATCAATCGGTCTTTGTCCCAGCAAATAGGCTGTTTCGATAATATCCGCCATTCTTTCATCTGCAAATTCATAGATTTTATCAAGGATATAATCCTCTACATAAACTTCACGATATTTGGTCGGGAATTTTTTTACACCTTGTGATGGGCTTGGAAGAGCAGTGTATCCCCATTCTCTTGCCATATTCCAAATTGTGTTAAATAAACCTACCTCAATATTAGCAACAGCCGGCGTGTCTTTTCTCCATTGTAAATATTGACTGATGTGCTTTGGCTCAATTTTTTCGAGCGGTGCAGGTGGGTTACCAAAGAATTTACATAGCCAATGAATAGCCTGTAAATTAGATTGACGAGTGTTTTTGGCTTTTTTGGTTGGAACAACTTCCAATTCATAGCGTTTTGCCACATCAATAAATAAAACAATTGGGGATTTTCTACTATTTTCAAAATTTAGCTTGGCTGCTTCTAAAATTGCTTCGTGTTTGTTTGTACCGAGAGACCTTTCTTTGCCGTCGGCAAGAACGTAAAAGTAGTATTCAACTATACTTCCGTTTGCTCGTTTTCTGCGGCGGCAGAGTAGGTTTTGTGGCAATCCGTTGTTTTCATATTTTCGAGGGCGTGCCATAAGTGCCTCCTTCTTCTCAATTTACGCTTTAAATGCATTTGATACCCAGTCAGAATCATTCGTTGCAATAGGTTTACGCTGTTTAGCCTGAGCATAATCACGGCGGACAACAGGGAATCCATTTGCATTTTCTTTAAATGGAATGCCCATAATGTTGAGTTGTTTTTTGATTAGATTTTTCTGCTTGCATTGAGTAATAAATTCAATCTCTTCACGAGAAAGGAAGTCAGTGTAGATGTTCATATTCTCTCCAAATAAACCCCTCATTTAGAGGGATTTGGTTAAATAATCGTTAAGTCGTTGAACCTATCGAAATGCTCACATTACCGATGCGGACAACATTTTCTTCGTTGGCTTCTAGGATTTCTCTCAACTTAGCATAGGTTTTGGGGCATCTTATTTGATCTTCCTCTTCGTTGTAGAGAGCCTCTAATGTGTGCCATTCTTTTGCAAGTGCAGCCCAAACTTTCCCAAGTTCAGCCATTTTTTCAATCCTATTTCGCAAAAAAGGGACTGTCTCCAACAACAGAAAGCAACGCCTGAAATCCGATACATCGTGTGGGTAGCCTTCTATTTTTGGTCTTATTCCGTAACCAAGGTAAAAAGCCATTGTTTTACTGCTTACCCCTGTCTCTCCATTGGCAAGCCACCAAGCGATTTTGTCTTCTATGTGCATTTTTCCTCCAAAAATTAACCGCTTGCAGTTAGCTACAAGCGGTTGGTTGTCAAGTGTTCATTTGTTCAATGAACAGTTCATCAGTGGTTAATCTTCAATATCAATATATTCCGCTAACTCACTTCGAGCTTTTAAATAAGCCTTGCGAAGCCCGTGGAATTTTTCATCTTGGACTTCTTCAAAGTCACTATAACTGACGAAAGCGTATTCAAAACCTTCGTTTTCAATTTTAGTTTGAAGATATTCTTTGTCTTCTTCTGTCATTTCGTTTCTCCTATTGAGAGTGGATAAAAATAAACACTGCACGGGCAGGGTCGGGGAAGCATTATCGCTGTGCGATAGTGCATGGTTTGCCATCGCAGTCGTTGTGTAACTCTAAGTAGTCGGCAGCAACTGCAAAGGCGGTTAAAAAGAGTATGATTTTTGCGTATTTCATCGCCTAATCCTTGAATTTTGGGTGCAGGAAACCGCCGCTTGATGTTTCACAAGCGGTCGGATTGTGTGATTTTTTTGCAAATTAAATTCGGACTAAGCCGCCTAAGCCTTTCGGCTGGTATTGCCTTAAGGTAGTTAGGGCTTTGTGGTAGTGAGCTTCTTCAAACGGATCGACCTCGAAGTCGGCTAACATCGGTTCAAGTATCCGTTTCATTACGCCAAGCGTGGTTTGATACTCGGTGGCGTGAGTGTAGGCGGTTGCCCCAAACGGCGAACCGATAGCACGCAACGGTTTTTCTAACGTAGCAAGTACTTCAAGGCTGTTGTAGAGGGCGTACCACATTGAAGCGAAACGTAGCCATTCTTTTTTGGTTAGCTCCATTGGGATTTTAGGTTCGACAATCGGGGCGATTTGTGAACGTTCCGCTTTGCCCTTGAACCAGTAATCGTGCAGGGCTTGGTAGCACTCTTTTTTGTATTTGATGAGCGTTTCTCTGATTTCGGGTTTGCAGCGATTGATGTCAATGCCGAAGAGCCAGCCGTTGAGGTATTCAATTGGGAGGCAGATCATTTGTTGATCGCCACCGTTTGTAGGTATTCTTATGATAAGAATACCCTGCGAAAGGATTTCATCTCGTTTGATCCGTTCGTATTGAGCGTGCCAAGTCAAGCCGATATTTTCGCAGATCGGTTTCATTGCGGTGTAATGTGTGCCGTTTTGCTCGAATGTGATTAAGGCTTGGTTGTTGAAAGAAATGGTTTGAGTAGAAATTTGAGTTGACATAGTCGTAATCCTTAGAGTCTATTTGTTTAAAACAAGCCACTTTCGACAGTGGCGTCGGGAGGTTCGAAAACCCACTCTAAGGTAAGGGCTGGACGTATTTCCTTTCGGTCTTGTATTAGTCGCCCTCCCGACATAGTCAGGATTACGGATATAAAAAAATCGCCTAGTGGCGATTAGTGAACTATCCGCCTTAGAGTATGAGGTTTCGACACCTTGGGCGGAATAGTAAGTTAAAGTTTGGCGGTTGTCAAATAAAATTATTTTAATAAATACTAAAAAATAGCTTGCGTTTTATTTGGTATGTATTAAAATAATCTTGTTTTCGGAAAGGGTCTGAAAATGAAGAAGCCGCCCTTGAAGAGAGCGGCAAACATCAGGAACTGGATTATGTATCTTAAGTTGTTAATCCTAGTGATCTTAATCTTAATAAGCACGCCAGCTTATTAGATTAGAAAGCTAAAAGTCCTAGCAGAGAACGCCATCTCTGCTAGGCAGTTCCTAAATAATATAACGTTCCGTATTAAAAATCAACAAGGAATTGACAATGCAAACAGAGAAACGAGGTCGTGGTCGCCCTAAATCAGGTTTAACGCTTCAAGAATTACAAGCAAAAAGCGATGCAAAGCGTGGTGTGCGATTGAAGTCATTCAAGTTCCACGAAGATTTTATTGCTCAACTTGAACAGCTTGCAGAACAACACGGCATTTCGCAAACACAGGTAATCGTTCAAGCGGTTGAGCAGTTTTCAAAAGGGGCGTAAGCCCCTATAAACCTACCCTTCACTGTTCGATGTTTTTAATTAGTTGTTGCATTTAATTTGGTGTAATTCCACCAAATTAAAATTTGGATTATTCAGCTCTTCCCAAACTTGAAGAAATTCAATGGTATTTTTATTTTGAAGCCAGTTTTTAATGAGCTGGTCGCTGTCTCCAAAAGCTTTGCACATATCAGTTAGGCTGATGTAATCCTCACCATCACGAGCGGTTACTTTGACCTCCACGCCTTGTACAATCATTACGCTATTTGCCATTTCGTTTCTCCGTTTTTAGGTACAAAAAAAGCCGTTGGTGGACGGCTTGAAAGTGCGGTTATCTTAATCCGAAGTTTGGCGGTGTCAAGCCTCAATATCTATTTTTGCGATCTGCATCGAAAAAATAAATTTTTGTTCTGACAGTAAAACGCTTTCGTAGTAATCTCATAAAAAAATATAAGGAGAACACTATGAAAGAGCTTTTCAAACAATGGCTAATCAATCAGGACTCGCCATTCATTAATAGCTGTGGCGTTGAGTGTATTTTGTCAAAAGTTGATGACCGGCTAAACATAATCAACGCCAACGAAGAAGAAACCGAAACTCTTATAGAGTGGCGGAATGCTTTTCTGCAAGATGTTTCGGTTTTTATAGCTTAGGTACTATAAATCGTCTTCTTTAACCCAAATCCCAGCTTGCATTTCGCCCTTGCGATCTTTGATTTGGTCGTAGGCGTGAGCGAGGCAGTCATTAAGCGTAAATCTATTTATTAAGGCTAAATGGTGTAATATGCCAAAAAAACGGCTATATTTACCTCTGTCTTTAATGCGTTCAATATCATATAGACAATGAACAGCGACCGAAATATCAAATCTGTAACCATTTAATCTATGATTTTCAAATTGTACAGGGTAAATAGGTTGTTTTTCTTGTTTTGCTTTAATAATACAGACAACAATCAAATCCCCAATCGCATCTTTAATCATTTCAGGATTATTGCGGGCAATGCCTCCGCAGAGTTCGCCAAACTCTTCCATCAGTTTGAGCATTTGCTTTTGTGGGGTTGAGCCGTTAATTAAATTGCGGTCTTCCGCCCATTGTTCGATGTTTTTAATTAGTTGTTGCATTGTTTAGTCCTCTCATTTCTTTCATTGCTTCATCAATCGCCGTGCGTAAATCGGCATTTCTTGCCCAATGAAAATACTGCTCGTGCGGTTTGGTATAGCTAGCAATAATAAATTCGTCCACCAAATCAGAATATCGGACATCTAATTTGCGTTGGGCGATAAAGTCTAAGCGTTCGGTGTCGGTCATTTTTCCTCCTTTGGTGGTTCGGGAAGTGGTTGCCAGTGGGTTACTGCAATCACATCGTCATCAAGCCCATATTGATTTACACTAAGAAAATACCACTCGTTATCGGCAAGTTCTCTTGAAACTATTAAAATTAACTGCATTCCTGAAATATCGCATAACCCTAGCACATCCGTTTCAATAGGTGGTAATTTGTCCTCAATGGAAATCCAGCCGTTGTTTTCTAAAAGTGTTGGTGGTTCAATAACTTGTTCAGCTTCCCCAAATAACTCCGATGCTCTTTCTTCGTCTGTTAGTGGACGAATATCTGATTTTGCTCTACCTAAAACAACACCATAAACTGCATAGGGTAAATCATAGGCTTCATAGCTTTCATAGCTTTCGTGATCATCCATGTCACCCGCAAACTCATAGGCTTCAGTAGCACCATTTAAACAGCTTTGTTTTGCTTGCTCTAATGTTTCGTGCAACCTTATTACATGTGTCTCATCCGAGACATCGACCGAAAAATATTTTTCTTCATTCATTTTCTTTCTCCGCGTTCCGTGTTTATGTGGATATACAAGAAATTCAACAGCAGCATTCAGCTGTTAGTGCTGCCGATTTACCTACGACTATTTCGCATTGCATCTAACCATTCTTGAGCGTCTTCTTCTGAAGCGAAACATCGCCCTTGTGGCAAGAATTTTTTTACAAAGGGGGCATTTGCGAACATAGATTTTACTATGGTAAAATCATTGTCAATAAACCACATATTTTCTTGAGGTTCTTTTAATGGGCAAGGTAACGTCAATGTTACTGCTGGTCTTGGTTCTTCCCACATACCAACAATATCATATTGAGCTATTGTTCCATCATTGAAATGAGATCCGCTAACAGCCCACGATACTTCTGACAAAAATACATTTTCTTCAGCAACTGTATACCCTTGTACTTGGTGGTCTTTATTATCTCTAATATAGTCATCACTAATTAGGTATTTTACAAATGCCTTATCATTATTTCTTAGTTTTACTGGCTCACCTGCCAATGCTTTATTTAAATCAAATGGTTTCATTTTATTCTCCGTGTTTGTGGTTATGTTGATGTACAGGCAATTCCACCATAGCATTCAGCGGCTGTGGCGTGAGTGGCTCTTGCGGAATATTCAGCCGTCCGCCTAAAGTGGCATATGGCTTTGATGCGGTAGAGTGTTCTGCCGTTGTGGTTGATTGTGTCGTTTTGGAGTAGTTCGTATTTCTTTTGGGTTGTCATATTGGCTACCTATTAAAAAGCCCCTTTCGGGGCGGTTACCCCCTTCAATGCATAAAGGGATTTGATAAATTGCGGGATATATTGATCAAAGGCTTTCATCAATACCGGATCACGTTCGGCTGTGTAGATGTAAAGCGGTTGTTTTTGGTATTCGGGGCAGTAGCTGACAAAGTCCCACGTTTCGTAGCCTGTTACCCAAAGGGCAGATTGCACTTGAATAAGATATTCATTCGGCACACCGCCTTCTAGCAGGTATTTGATGTGGGTTTTCATTTTCGGGCATTTGATTTCCAACCCTTTTTTTAGATTGGGAATTAAGCCGTCAGGACTTACCATTAACTGTTTTTCGGCGTTAAGGTACACACCGCCGACTTGCACGACTTCGGTGTCGGTTTCAAACTCGTAAGCCATTCGTGCAAGCGGTTCAAGCTCGTTGCCTCGTGCCATATCAGACGACTTAAAACCGTCTTTTGCTCCCTCAATGCTTTCGGCAACCAGTTCGGCAAGATAGCTATTCCAAGCGGACGATTTTTTACCGCTTGGCGTAACGATATTTTCAATGCCTGTGGCGGTGGGAATGCCCAATCTGGCATTGAGCCATTCTTCTGATCCTTGTTCGCAATCTAAAATGATTAAATCGCCTGTCATAGTGGGATTTCCTCACCGACACTTTCGCCATTATCCGCCTTTTCAGCGTTTTGCTTGTCTAGCGTAAGATTGAGCTTTTTAATCACTGCCTCTGCCTGCGATTTAGGGATTTGGTTCAGTGCTTGAACGCCAATATAGGCGAGAATTTTCGCCTCCTCTGTACCGGTTACTTGCATTAACTGCCGGATTTGCGACAGTTGTTCTTCCGAAATGAGTTCAACGGCAGTGGTTTCTACCACGTTATTTTGTGGTGTGATGTTTTTAGGTGGTTTTTCATTTTCCGCAATACGCTCTGCTTCGTCTTGGTCGTAAATACCCGTAAAGCCAAAGGCTAATCTTGCACATTGGATCATTGCTTTATGGCGTAACATTCTTTTTGGGTGAGAGTTCCAAGCTGGAGAGCTCTTTTTACATTCCCCCATAAATTCCGTCACCACAATCGGTTTACTTCTATCTTTACGGTAGATAGTACAAGTACAGGCGGAATAGTCATCGGTAAAATGAAATTCCATTCCATCATATTGAGGCTCACGGTTAATAATGCGAACCCAACCATCAACGCCGACAATAGGCGTTAATCCACCGTTCCCACCGGGGAATGCATAAATTTCTTTTGTCCAAGGGTTTAATTGGTATTGGTTAGCAATAACCAATAGTGCAATCATTTGAGCATCGCTTACGGTTGCCCCTGCGAAAGCAGACGATTTAAGTGTCTCAACTAATCCTGAGCCATCTCCCATTTCAAAACGCTCGGCAAGTTTGTTGGTTAGTGTTTGTAATGCAGTTGTCATAATATGATCCTTATTTAGGTTGAATTTGTGCGGTATCAAATCATTTAGCCTTATTGAGCGAAACGCTATCCCCAAATTTCGCTTTCAGCTCACGAGCAATACTGACTGCGTTGGTTTGGATTGTTTGGTTTAAGCGAATAGTAATGATAAAATCGCCTAATGGCCCATCGGTTTGTGCCGGTTCTTCGATGTTCATTTTTGCCACATTTTGCGGATTTTCGACCGCTTGTTTGCGCTCCATTTTATCAGTAATCGCTTTGGCTTCGGCTTGTACTTTGTCGGCTTCTGCTTTGGCTTTAATCGCCGCCTCACGCTCGGCTTCTTCGGCAAGGCGTTGTTGAATAATTGGGGCGAGGTCGTCTTGGGTTGCGATCAATTTCACTGCATCAGGAAAAAGATAAGCTGATTTTGCAGCAAGCTGTTCTAATCGCTCAGTCAAGCGCCCGATTTCTACCGACATTTCGCTGATAATCAGCGCTTTTTCGGCGTTCACGGCTTTGGTTAAGCTGTCAATCGTGCGTTTATTTTTCTGTGCCTCGGCAATACGATTAGCAATGCCGTGTTTTGGCATTGTGATTTCTAAGGCAAGGGAAATATCACTTACTTTAACCAGCTTGTTTCTGGTATCAGTGATTTCTTCAATGGCTTTATCGGCAATCTGTTTTTTGATTTCCGTTTCTTTGCTCTTAACGAGCTTGTCTCGGGTTAATCGCTCTTGGCGGAAACGTTCAGCGATTTGTTCTGCTGTTAATACCAATTCCGCAATCTCGCCAGTTTGCGTTTGTTTAATTGCGTCACGAATTTTTTTCTCAATGCTTTCAAGCTCCTTCACTTCTTCTTTTGCTTTTGCAAAATCATCATCGGTTTCAAAGGTGGTGGTGAGCGTGGCAAGGTATTGATTTGCTTGCTCTTCAAAAGTTTGCAAGTTGGTAGAAACCACTCGGCTTTCGGTTTTTAAAATAAGTTCAAATTGTTGATTTGCAGTTGTCATTTTCTTATTCCTCTAAAATTCATTTCTGTGTTTGTTCTGTTCGGCTAGGTAGGCGTTGATTGCGTTACGCCAGCCATCAGAACCGGCTAGGATGGTGGCAATGGTTTCAAAGCCGTTGTTTTCTAATAGCTCGATGATGTTTTCTTCAGCCAAGATGAAAGCCTCTTCGCTAGGGTCTTCTTCTGGTTGAAGTGAAGCATCTGTGTAGTCTTCGTATCCTATCATCACACTTTCTCCGTTACTTTAAATTCGCAAGTTTCAGGCTTGCAGGTGCTTTCAGGGATAAGCTCTTCATTGCATTAGGAGGGTGATGGCAACCATAAAAAGCAGGGCGTATAAGCCGTATTTAATCCATTGTCTAAGCATGTTTAGCATTGTTTGCCTCTTGTGTACGTTTTACCATTTCGGCAAGAACGTTGAAGAAATCAGTTTCAAGGGTAATTGTTTCGGCACTTGCTCGTCTGTCTAGATGTAAGCGAATATTACCGTTGCTATCCACAAAGTAGCCGTTTAGCCCATAAGGTATGAATGGCTTGCGTTTTGGTTTTGATGGTTTAGGCTTAACCTGTTCAGGATCTTCCTCAATTTGTTCAAAATTGTAATTGTACATAATAGGCTGATGACCCCTGATTTCAGGATAATTAGGCAAATTAACGGCTTTGGTTTTATTCAGAGCTTCAATGCGCTTATTTACTGCCTTAATAGCGTTAATTTCAGACATCATCTCTGCCGTGCTGATTTCTTTTATGCCGTTTAATATAACTTCTCCGAAGTAGCGTTTTGTATGATTATTTTTTAATAAGCGGATAGTATAGCTTTCTACTTTATTGCGTTTCATTTCAGCAACTCCTTGATTTGGCTAATACGATACTCAATCACCTCAAGTATTCCGTCTTGCTTCTGTTTGCGTTGCTCAAGGTTTGATAATTCTTCTCTTAATGCTTGGCGGTTGATTTGGTGTTGCATAAATGCAGGTGAATCAATTTGTTTCCATTGTTCTACAAAGGATTTTGCCTGTTCAGGGCACTTGAAGCGTTTGCGTATCCTTGAAATCTGCACCCACACATCATTGATTTTTTGCTTTATGCGGATATCCGCTCTCCAGCAATCGTGGCGTTTATGCTTAATGTTGTGGCGAAAGCCTTTCGTGGAGCTGTCGTGCCATACACTGGTATAAATACTAAACGTCGTCATTTTTTACTCCTTGTGAATACTAAATTCATTCAAACAATGCTTATTTTTCAAGAATTCATCTAAGCACTCATCAAGAGTTAGCTCGTATTCTTTAAGAATGCCATTTAGTTCAATCAGAATCCCAGAGCATTTGTTAAATAAATTAATCCTGATTGTATTTTGGTTTTGTTCTTTTTCATTGCTGTCCACTAACCAAGGAGCAAACCAAGCAAATTGCGAGGTATGATGTAACATACGTATCGCTCTTTGCTCGGGTGGGGTTGTTCCACTAGCTTTCCACGTGTGAAGCTCTAAGTCTTCATCGAACTGGATTTGATGGTTAATGATCGTTAGTAGTGTAAAAATCTCTCCAGCAGCAAGTTTAATATGTTGTTCTGCATTATTAGCTACCCCGTAGCACAGTTTCCCTACTGATGTAGCGAGATACAGACAATGTTTTTGAGTAAGCTCAATATGGGTCAAACCCTGTTGTTTTGCTCGCTCAATAATAATTTTGTATTTAGTTTTCATTTTGAATCCTTTTATGTGGATAAAAAAAGCCCCGCACGAGGCGGGGAAACGGAGTCATTATGTTTATTATCAACCGCTCTTTTTAAGTTGTAGCAGTTACACAACTTAGCCATTCAAAACCGCTCTACACGGTAGGTTTCCACTTCGTAGGCTCGTCATCGATGATGTGCGTAAAGCGGTTTTGGATGGCGACCGCAGAGAGATTCGAACTCTCGACCCACTGCTTAGAAGGCAGCTGCTCTATCCACTGAACTATGCGGTCAAAGTACCGTTGCTTAACCCCAACGGCAGGGCTTACTTCAATCTAAGGAATGTGATGGACTAACCATCTCTAACAACTCTCTAGTACATTCGTTTCGCTGCCTAACGCCGACTTTAGAAAACATTAAAACTAAAACGGGGTTATTTGTCTCACTCTCTGTTGAGAGCTGTTAGAGATGGTGGCTCTTTTTTATACTTGTGAGCCACCGGGCCAAGTCCTCTTGTTTGCCACAACTTCGAGGAATATAATACTTGGGCAACATCTAGGGCTAATGCCGAAAAAATGAAATCACTTTGGTGTTATTGATTAGTTATTTTTTCGGTATTTATCACCATTTTTCGTATCTAAAAGCTCTTCTGTAATACAGCCATCACTAAATTTATTGATGGCTGATATTGCTTGGCAAACCGCTATTTCCAGCCCCACATAATATGGCGTTATAGAGACGGATTTTAATATTGCCTGCCTAATATCTTCTTTCTGTAATTCATCAATCGTTGAAGGTTCAACGCTGCCTAATTTAACAAATTCCTGATTACTCATTTTGTTCTCCTGTTATTAATATTCCAAAGCACACTTTCTCAAATATGCTTTGGAATTGAACCAGCGTTTGTGCTTCCCGATTCACTGCCAGTGCTTAACCTTTCCGCTAGTTCGCACATCACCAGTAAATTCGCCACAACTACCGTACTATTCTTTCAGTCCGAGTAGCTTAGAGAGTTTCACAACTTGCCTATAAGTTCATTTACCGCATACGTTTTACCGCTTTATGCAAAGATTGGTTCTGTCTCTCCAATGTCATTACATTGCTAAGTAATCCGCTTGTCGTGATGTGTTTTTGGTTTAATTTTTAAAGAACAATGCCTTTCGGCGAGGTTTAGAACCTTTATTCAAGCCCTCCGTGAAGGGCTTTGATAAAAATTCTTAGTGAATGTAGGCTTGCCAAAGTTGTTGAGCTTGCTCGGCGTTCATTTTGTCGCTTTGGTTCCAGTCGATTAACTTGCCATTTCTGAACATTGCTCTTTCAATCACAAACTCTTGCGTGGCTTCATTTTCAAAGACCTCAAACACATTGATGAAATCACTGGTGCGTTTTTCTTTGCGTCCGCATAAAATGTAGTCTTTGTGGTTATTTAGCGTTGCTTGTGCGTTCATTTTGGTTTCCTCTTTGTCTGTGGCGTTGTTTGTTTTGATGGGTTTATTATCACAAATTGAAATCATTAAGTCAATTCAATTTGTAATTATTTTAGCCAAACAAATTTCAATTCGTGATTAAATAATTGATTTTAAAGAGAAATTATTTTTAGAAAGGTTGTTTGATTGCTTGTTTTTTAAACACTTAACATAAGAAGAGAAAGACAATTAGGAGAAAAAGCACTTAAAAAAGATTGTCTTTTTTATTGTGCGTGATATATTTGTATCACATTGTGTTTGCTAGGTGTTATTATGATTAAGAGCTTCAAGCATAAAGGCTTAAAACAATATTTTGAAAAAGGAATAACAAAAGGTATTCAGCTTAATCATCAACGTAAAATCGATGGTATTTTAGATTTGATTGATTCAGCAGAAAGTATTGATGAATTTATGCCTTTTTACCAATGCCACGAGTTAAAAGGAAATCGAAAAGGCATTTATTCTATGACGGTTAATGGCAACTGGCGGATTACATTTGAATTTGTAAATGGCGATGCTTATATTTTGAATTATGAAGATTATCATTAGGGGGAGTTATGCGTAAACCAGCACATCCGGGGCAAATTTTATTAGATGGATTTATTGAACCAAATAACATCAAAATTAAAGAATTAGCAGATCATCTTGGGTTTTCTCGTGAAACTTTATCAAGAGTATTACACGGCAAAACACCAATGACTGCAAATTTAGCGTTAAGTTTAGAAGAGGCAGGAATTAGTACGGCTAAGTTATGGCTAAACTTACAAACTAAATATGATTTATGGGAGTTAAAGCAGCAGCGGTTAAATCCTGTTATGCCTTTTCATTTTGGTGGAAATTATGGAGAAACTGCTCACGCTTAATAATGCCCTCTTCGGAGGATTTTATTGTTCTTAGGAAAAGAAAACCGCCACGAGGGCGGTTTATTCAAGGAATATTATTTGTAGAAGATCAAACCTAATCTGACAGTCCCCCGTTTTAAATTACCGTGTCTGTCAGATTAATTTGAGCTTAAATTCTTTTCCACCCAAATCCGTTTTCCATCAAGTAAGGTTGCCATCGGTGTTCTGCCACAGCACATTTTTCCTTGATGTGTTCGATGGTGATTATAATACATTAACCACTCATCTAAATCCGCTTGTAATGTCGTTAAATCCGTATAAATTTTCTTCCTAAATGCCACTTGGTAAAATTCTTGTAAGATTGTTTTATGGAACCGTTCGCAGATGCCGTTAGTCTGCGGATGTTTTACCTTGGTTTTACTGTGTTCAATATCATTTATTGCTAAATAAAGCTCATAATCGTGATTTTCTACCTTGCCACAATATTCACTTCCTCGGTCAGTTAATATGCGTAACATCGGTAAACCTTGGCTTTCAAAGTATGGTAACACTTTATCATTCAGCATATCCGCAGCACTGATAGCGGTCTTCATTGTATAAAGTTTTGCAAACGCCACTTTACTGTAAGTATCAATAAACGTTTGTTGATAAATACGACCCACTCCTTTGAGGTTGCCCACATAGAAAGTATCTTGTGAGCCAAGATAGCCAGGGTGTACCGTTTCAATTTCACCACAGGCAATCTCATCTTCTTTCTTACGCTCTAAGGCTTGTACCTGTGTTTCACTGAGTATAATACCTTGTTCTGCAACCAGTTTTTCCAGGGCGATTAATCTTTGCTTAAAATTGGCAAGATGATGACGTAACCAAATCGAACGTACACCTCCTGCTGAAACAAAGATGCCTTGTTTACGGAGTTCGTTACTCACTCTTACCTGTCCAAATGCCGGGTTATCAAGAGCAAACTTCACAACAGCTTGCTCTATTGCCTCATCAACACGATTTTTTAAGTTGGGAACGCGTCTATTTTGATTCAGCAATGCTTCAACACCACCTTGCTCAACCGCTTGTTGATAACGATAGAATGTATCTCGGCTCATTCCCATTACTTTGCAGGCTTGAGAAATATTACCCAGTTCTTCTGCTAAATTTAATAAACCGGTCTTGTGTTTAATGAGAGGGTTGTTAGAATAAAACATGAGAGTTTCCTTTTTGTTTAGATTGATTTTTGACACTCATATTCTAAACGGGAAACTCTCACTTTTTAGAGTGAATTGTCAGATCAAGTCTGATCTTCTACATATTATTTTATCTTTTGAATTGTTGTAGTAACAGATCGAGTTTATTATCAACCCCATCTATTTTCTTCTCCATATTGCCTAGTCGCTGCTCAACATTGTCTAGTCGTTGTTCGACATTATCCAATCTAGATTCAACTTTAGTGAGGCGAATATCAAGATTTTTGATATTGGTCTCTACTTGGACAAACTTATCATCAATTTTCGAGAATCGAGCTTCAACTTTGGTCTCAAGGTGTGAATATACTGTCCATAATGCAATTACAGCAGTAACTACTAATGCAATGAGTGTAGAGCCACCAGCTTTATAAAAAGCCTCTTTCGTCAAATAATTTGACTTGATTTCTCTTACATCGCCTTCAACTTGTCTTAATCGAGCATATAAATTCACTTCTTCCGTCTCCTGATAACTAATTTGTGAATTATTATGCCCGCCGTATACTGCATTTGCAAGTAAGGATAGTATGATTGCATCTCTAGGATCATTTTGAATCATTGGTCTATTCATTTTGTGAGCCCTTAATCCATTCTAAAATTCTCTCTCTGTCGAAAAAAAGCATATTATTACAGCAAACACAAGTGACAATAACGGCTGTTCTCGCTTTTTGGTCTAACCAATATTTTGTTCCTTCCCGTTCATTGAAATGCAAAGAATGAAATTCAGGAGCTGCAAATTTCATAACTTCATCAGGAGATGGCTCTATTCGGTATGGAATGGTTGGAACACCGATAATTTTCTCTCCGCATAATTCCGTAAAAGTGTCATAGCCATCGTGTAAATAATGTTCTTGGCTATTACAAATAGGGCAAGTTAAATTCCGCCCAGTACGTTGCGTGATAAAATCCGCAAACTGTTCAGGTTTAATGCGTTTATTATTCATTTTAACTTCCTTTCTACCCAATAAAATTCAACTGTTAGCTTTGGTGGACTTTACAAATAGCTTCTATGCTCAACAGCGACACCAATAATACGAATATCTTGTTTCATTGAGCTGAGTGTTGGAAAGTCGGGGTTAAGCGGTATTAGCTCAAAATGAGGATTGCCGGATTCAGACCATTCGCCTAACTCCCGATAACGTTTTAAAGTAGCCTCACCTGTGCCATTAACCGCTGCTACATAATCGCCCGGGTGAGGACGTTTGCGAATATCGATTAACACCAGATCGCCTTCACTAAATTTAGGCTCCATCGACATTCCGGAAATTCTTAAAAGAAAGCGTCCGGTCCGGCATCAATTTCCGTATCGATATAGTCGTAGCCCTCCGAATCTTTGAAATCAAAGGCTTCTGTCCATAAACCCGCTTGTATATTGCTGATCAACGGATATGAGTTCGATTTTGTCGGTCTGGCAAGCTGAACGTTTGTATCAAAAGCAAGTGTTTCTGGAGAAACACCAAGCACTTTGCTGAGTATTTCAATATCATCAAGATCGGGAGTACGATTGTTTCTCTCATAATTAGCAATGCGAGATTGCCCCCATTTGTTATTTTTATCTCGATTATCTATTGATGTACATCTTTCAGCAACTTCATATTGGCTGATTCCTAGCTGTTCTCTGTAAGCCTTAATTCTACTACCTAAGGTTGTCATAGCACTCTCCTATTAGATTTTCCTCATTTTAACACGCTCCGTTATATCCTTGTGAATCACAAAATGAAATTTACAATTAGTTCATTTTGTGATTTAATTAAAAGATATAAATCACAAAGAGAAATTTGTATGAATAAGATAGCTGAAATACGAAACCAAATTGGTATAAGTCAAGCTCAGTTAGCTGTTCAGATTGGTTGGGGGCAACCAAGAATAGCTAACTATGAAACTGGAAATCGTACCCCATCTATTTACGTTGCTCAAAAAATTGTTGAGGGATTGAACGAATTAGGTGCAAACGTACGAATTGATGACGTTTTCCCCGTTGGCAACTAATTTACCCCAAGAGGCTTGCAATGCCACGCAATGAATTAACAAAAAATGCAAGAGCGATTGCGGATTTGATTCATCGAAAATCCGCAACGGTGACGCATAAGAAACTAGCAAGAGCAATCGGACTGAGTGAATCACAATTTAGCCGTACATTTGCAGATAATGTGGAAATGGTGGCGGTGATTATTGATTACTTAAGTATTGAGCTTGCGGATAAAGACGAGTTACTAGAGCTGAAAGAGAAACGATATAAGCGAATAAATCTCGAAGAAGCGACAACATAGAAGTTACCAACAATGAAAATTTTTTAGAAAAATTCAAATCATTCTACCACAGTAAAAATTCAATTTTTATTAGAGTGGCAATTTTTATGCTGCTTGCGTGGTGGGTTTTTAACAATTAAAAAACCACCGCTGGAACGGTGGTAATTTACAAGGAGTTACCTTTTGAAAAATCAACGCAATGATACACAAAAAAGCTCCTTATGGCAAGAGTTTGAATATCGAAAACGGTTAAAAATCTCATTGAAAGCGGTTTATCCGTAGCCGAAATTGAAACCCGTTCACAACAAATTTATGAGGAGCTGAAAAGTGAATGCACAACCGAAGCAAATTAACCCAATTTTAAAATTGCACCCTAAACAATCAGAGGCTAAGAAAGTGAGTGTTGATGATGGTTATACACAAATTCCGAATGAGTTATTAAAAGCAATTTTGCGATCGGGTGTTTTAGGTTGGAAAGGCTCTTACTTACTGGCTACCGTCTTAAAAACATTGTCTTGGCATAAAGAAAGTGATTGGTTCACGCATTCCCAAGTGTGTGAAATGATGAATATTGAGCCGACAAAATACCATATTAATCAACTTTCCGCTGCTCGAAAAGAACTTATCCGTGAAAATATCTTGTTTGAAGATGGTAAGGAAACAGGGGTAAATCTCAGTGTTTTTGAATGGAAAATGGTATATCCCGAAAAAGTAGGGAGTTCCCGAAATAATAGGGAATTAATTCCCGAAAAAGTAGGGAATGGGTATCCCGAAAAAGTAGGGAACACAAAAGAAACTATTACAAAAGAAAAAATAAATAATGAATTTACTAACGTAAATTCTGTGCAACAGCCCGAGACCTCTTTGCCGAAAAAAACAAAATCTGAGCCGGTCGATTATCAAGGAGTGATGGAAGAATTTAATCGTGCTGTGGAAGACACACCGATTCCGCAAATTCGGGCGATGAGTGATGAGCGAAAGCGATCGGTTCACGCATTAGCAAAAATCTTGCGAAAAGAATTTGGTGGCTACACCAGACAACACTTTGCCGATTACTTCAATGATTTTGTCCGACAGGCAAGTAGCCGGAAAGACAGATTTTATTTTGGCGGGCTTGATGGCTCGGCTTGGGTAGCAAATTTCGGCTACATCATTCGTTCGAAAACGTTTTATAAGACTTGGGAAGATTCGCTATGAGCCAAAATTTGAAAAATATCACTTACGAGGTTGAATATTTGCTGGTTGGAGCATTGCTGAAATCCGGTCTTAACTCGAAAGCTAGGGACGTATTGAGCTGGTTAGAGCCTGAAATGTTCGCTACCTTTCAACTTGGGGTGATTTATGAGGCTATCCGCAAGCAGGCGTTGAAAGATAACGTGATCGATATGCTGTTACTCAATACCGACTACGGACAAGATTTTGCCACGTTGGCAGAGATAATGAAAAACACGATCAGCGGTGCAAACTTAGACGGCTATGCAGAAAAAGTCCGGCAATATCATCAACGCCGAGAAGCCCAGCGAGTGTTTTTAGACGTTGCAGGTGAGTTGCAAAATGCCCGAGACGAGCAGTTAGATGCTATCACTTCAACCGGGTTAGCTCACCTAAGCAAATTATTACAACGTGGCGGAAAAGTGAAACCGATTGATATGAATGATTTGCTCGAAGGTTATTTGGAATTGTTCCAAGAACGTGCAAAACCAAGTTTTAAAGAGCGTTTGTTGTTTACCGGTATAGAAGCATTAGATGGGAAACTAGGCGGTATTAACGATACCGATATTTGCATTGTAGCAGGACGTGCCGGTAACGGTAAAACCGAAACAGCCATCACGTTTACTAAAAACATTATCGAGAATAAAGGTTCGGTGCTGTTCTTCTCGCTGGAGATGAGCAAAGAGCAGATTATGGATAGGCTGATTGCCAGTGCAAGCGGTGTAAATTCAGTAAAACTTCGCAATCCGGAAATGATGAATGATGAAGATTTTGCCCGAATGGGAACGGCGATTCAGCCTTTACAAAATCAGCAGTTGTACATTGTTGATAAAAGCGGATTAACCGCAGAAGAGATTGTGGCGATTGCAGAGAGCCATATTCAAGAGTACGGCAAAGTGAGTGCGGTAGTGATTGATTATATCGGTTTGGTTCGACACGGCAAACTAGACGGCAAAATTAACCGAACCTATCAAATCGGTGAAAGTATGGAGCGGTTTAAAACTTTCTGCAAAAACAATCACACACCGATGATTTTATTGGCACAGCTTAACCGCAATGCAGATGGCAGTCGCCCAACCAACGCAGATTTGCGAGACAGTGGCAGTCTTGAACAAGATGCAAGCCAAATCATTATGGTGCATAACCAACGCAACAAAGACGGCGAGCCAGCCCCCTATACAGAATGGATTGTTACTAAAAATCGCTTTGGAGCAAATGGCACGGTTTATATGCAATTCCAGCAGGGTAGGTTCGTAGAATGCGACCAGGCAGAAGCGCGGGAGTATTTCCAGCCGAAAGAAACTAAAACATCATCAAACAAACGCTATGGAGCAATGCAATGACAGATTTTGATAAAAATATAAAATACAAAATTATTTACGCAGATCCGCCTTGGAAGTATAAGGATAGTGGCTGTAATGGGAGTGCAGAAAACCATTACACAACAATGAATATCAAAGAAATATGTGATTTACCCGTCCAAGATATTTCAGACAAAGATTCTATTCTGTTTTTGTGGGTTACTTACCCTATGTTACCTGAGGGCTTAAAGTTGATTGAGGCGTGGGGGTTCAACTATAAAACAATAGGGTTTCAATGGGTGAAGACAAATAAGAAGAATAAGAATTCTTTTTTCTTTGGCTTGGGACGATGGACTAGAGGTAATACCGAATGCTGTTTAATTGCAACAAAAGGAAAGCCATCGAGGGTAAGCAATAAAGTGAGCCAATTAATTATTGAGCCAATACAACATCATAGTAAAAAGCCTGACATTGTCAGAGAAAAGATAGTTGAGTTGATGGGTGACTTGCCAAGAATAGAGTTGTTCGCCAGAAATAAAACCCAAGGTTGGGATGTTTGGGGGGATGAGGTGTGATTGTTTCAAGCTATTGTTACCCAAAGTGCGGTAGGGTTTTATTAAAAAGGTTGGCGGTTGTGAAGGATAACGAAGGTTGGGACGGTTTAGATGATTACTTATAAATGCCCCAAATGCAACGGAGAGCTTGAAGATTTAAGTATTAATGATGAATGGGGTTGGTTTTTAGATGAGCCGTATCGTTGCAACGGACACTATACAGGGCGGTTTCCAAACATTAGCCGAGATAGCACGTTAAATCGCACAAAATCCTGTGGGTACTTTAGCAAGGAAGAGGTTAAGAAAGTAAATGGCACACAGCGTTAATGACATCGTAAAAGCCCACGGCAGGCGTTATAAAGCAAGATTGAAAATACAGATGATAAAAATGCAAGGAGGCGTTTTAGTCCCCCTTAATGAGCGTGAAGCTGAAGCATTGGTATCACTTAAAAATGGCGAGCAATATGAAATTGAGGTTATTCGCACTCGCAATCCAGCCTTTCATCGGAAGGTCTTCGCCTTTTTAAATTTTTGCTTTGAATATTGGTCGGCAGACAAAACCGAATGGGAGTTTTTTGATGAGAGGAAACAGTTTGATACTTTCCGAAAAAATCTGACTGTTCTGGCAGGATTTAAAGAAATCACATACACCCTAGATGGGCGTATGCGTGTAGAAGCTCAAAGTCTTAGTTACGGAAATATGGAACAAGACGAGTTCGAGCAGGTTTACAAAGCATTGATTAATGCAGCTATCAAGCACGTTTTCAACAATACCAAAGATGAGAATAGGATAAATCAGTTGTATTCGTTTTTTTAATTAAGGCGAAATCGCCATATTTAATTAGGTTTAATTGCAGGAGATTAAAATGAAAAAGAATGTTATTAGATATTGGCTTAGCGTGCCATTCAGAATTATTGCAGTGCTTTTTTTCTTAGTCATTCTTACTGTTAGATATGTAGGTTATTTATTGATTTATCCATTAGCATTCTTTGCAGCAGTCGGTAGTTTTATTGTTTTCTGTCAATGGACATATCAAGAATGGCTTTATTATTTTAAGCGCGGTTTTGCTCCGATTTAGTGTGTGTTTATTAATTCCCTCGAATTCGGGGGAAGGAGAAGTAAGATGACAAAATTTTTTGAAACTATCGCATTCGTGATGTTATTTGGCATTATTCCAAGCTGTTTGTTGGCGATTAATACTACTTTAATGAATATGAATATTAAAAACGCACCGTGGTTTATGGTGATTATTCAGTTAGGTTTTAATATCACTTGTTATTGGTTGTGGTTTATTTCTGTTATGCGGAATGTTATTTAAGGAGATTAATAAGTGAGCCAGTGCAATGAACTGACTGTAATTTTAATCGCCATCGCTATTCTTAGTGTATGTGCCGGTTCACTCTTTTTTATTGAGTGGTTTGATAAGAGAGATGGTGAGGGTTGGAATGGCTAACAAACCACCTAAACAACACAAATGCAAAGAGTGCGGCAGTTATTACATCAAATTTCAAAGCACGCAGCAGGTCTGCTCTGTTAAGTGTGCTATGGCAATGGGTAAGCGTAAGACAGAGGCGAAACGCAAAAAAAGTGCAAAAATCGACCGCTTGGAGCAACGGAAGCGGCTGGAAAAATTGAAAAGCCGTAGAGATTTTGAGAAAGATTTACAAAAGATATTTAATAAATTCATTCGCTTGCGTGATAAAGATTTACCCTGTATTTCCTGTGGCCGCTATCATCAGGGGAAATATGATGCAGGGCATTATAAAACCGTTGGTGGTAATCCTGAGCTACGTTTTAATGAAGATAATTGCCACAGTCAATGTGTGCCGTGTAACCGACATCTGCACGGCAATATTGTGAATTATCGAGTAAATCTGATTGAGAAAATCGGGCTTGAGCGTGTGGAATTTTTAGAGCGTAAAGACCACCCACCATTAAAACTTACTATCGAACAAATCAAAGATTTAATCAAAGTCTATAAAGCGAAGTGCAAGGAGCTTGAGCGTGTTACCTAGAAAAATTAAAAACAAGTGGTTAGAGCCTGAAAAGCAGAAATGGATCGAAGAGTTGCTAAGGTTATGGGGGGCGTGGGAATTTGGCGGATTGGATTTAGAAAGTCGGGTAAATATGATTTACCGGCTGATGAAATCTGCGGAGGGGGTTAAAAGTCTTTCATCTAGAGAGGTTTGTAACGATAGCCTCGGCACGCTGATCAATGAGATTTTTACGGTAGTCACCAAAAGAGACGTAATGTTAGCCGATATACTCAAACAAAAATACTGGTTCGGGCGTTCGGAGCGGCAAATCGCTATTTATTATCAACTAAGGGACAGCGAGGGTAGAAAAGAAAGACGATGGCAAGAAATTATTCAAGATAAATGCAAAAAAGCGGAAAGAATTATTGCAGATATTCTTGAAAGCAAGATTTCATCCAGTAATTCTACAGATAAACTGAAAAAATATCAATTTTCCCCTTGATTTTAGTGCGTAACAAGTGTATATTTTGTGCTAATGGTGGACGTAGTATAAATGATGTTTACCAATGTTAGTTAAAGACGCAGCCTGAAGTAATATTCAGTTCGGAGGAGAATAACTAGAAACGACGTCGAGTATAGTTATTTCAGCGTTTGCGTGGCAGTATGCCGACCGAATTAGTTTAACAGCCCTGAGCAGAAATGCTTGGGGCTTTTTTGTTTACGGATTTTAAGGGTGTAGCTCAGTTGGTAGAGCAGCGGTCTCCAAAATCGTTGGTTGTTGGTTTGAGTCCAACCACCCTTTCCAAATGCGAGTAAATGTTATGTATAACCTTGATGATGCAATTCAAGAATGCAGAGAAAAATTTGGTGAAGATAAGCCTTATTTTTCTGAAGCTGGAACACTTACTTTTGCTGGTTGCAAAGCCCTCTCTCGATTAAGAGATGAAAAGTTAGGAATTAAGGCTCCGCCAAATTTCCCTTTCCCAAGGGTTGAAGATCTATCTTAGCTACAAAAATCAATGAGGGATTGCTATGACGGAACAACTAAATACTCAGTCAAAAAGCGGTGAAGAAGATCAAGAAAAATCTCAAGATCGCTATGCCGTGGGCTGGCCATCTCGACGTATATCAGATTGCGTTCAGCACTTCCGAAGTAGGAAAATTTATCCATTTGCCAGTAATAATGACGTGAAGCAAGGTTAAATGCTTCTGGTGGTACAGAGTAAATTCAATCATTTTTACCCTCTGCTAGTTTATTTGTTGGGGAACAGTATTCTAGCAGAATTTTTAACCAAAGCTCAGTCTCACGACTGGGCTTTTTTATTGCCTCGAAACGGGGTGGAGTATGAAGTTAATGAAAGATATGGGAACGCAGAGCTATATTTGGTCGGGATTTAGCACTTGGCTGGCGTGGCTCGGCGAACAGCAGAATTTAATGTTACTTAGTCTTGCTATCGGTATTGTTACTGCCATTGCAGGGCTTATTCAGCGATTTGATGAATGGCGTAGGCGTAAGCGTGAAGATGAGCGAGCGGAAGAGCTTCATCAAGCGAAAATGGCAAGATTGAGAAAGGGGTTAAGTGATGAGTAAAAGCCTTAAATATGGCAGTGGTATCGTTTGTGGTATCGCTGCCATTATTACATTAGTCCAATATCAACATCCCGAAATCCGCACTAACCAAGCTGGATTAGAGATTATCGGTAATGCTGAGGGTTGCAGACGTGATCCGTATAAATGCCCTGCCGATGTAATCACGGTTGGCATTGGCTCAACGGAGTTTGGCGGTGAAAAGATTGACCCAAATCGTATTTATTCTGACAAAGAAATTGCTGAGCGTTGGGCAAAAGATTTGAAGATTGCGGAGAGTTGTGTCAATCGTCATTTTAATGGTAAAGACATGAACGATAATCAATTTTCGGGAATGACGTCCGCTGTATTTAATATGGGTTGTTATAACATGAGATTTTATCGGAATAAACAAGGTCAATATGTGCAGACTACCATCCATAAACTCGCAGTGAATAAACAATTTGAGGAGATGTGTCATCGACTACCTGACTTTATTCGTGCCAGTGGTAAGGTATTGAACGGATTGGTTATCCGCCGTGAAAAGGAGAAAGCATTATGCTTAACTGGATTAGTGGCACGATAGCCATTGTGATTTTGGGCTTGTGTGTATGGTTATGGGGTCAGTCACAGATGATAGATAGCTTAAGAGCTGAGAACCGCGCACAAGCCCAAACCATTGAGCAGCAGCAAAAAGCCAATCAACGGCTAACCGATAGCTTAGAGCAAGAGCGACAAGCGGTCGAAAAAATCCAAAAAATTGCAAATGAGCTGCGGAATAAAGTGGAGATGGCCAAGAATGAAATTACATCAATACTGGCACAAGACAGTTGTGCTAAAGCTGATTTGCCTAATGGCGTTGCTGATAGCATTAAGCGGCTGCACCAGCAGAACAATCACAAGCACTGAGTATTTGTATCCGCCGGCAGCTTACCTTGTGCCGTGTGGGCGAACAGAATTTAGCGGTAGAACCTATGGCGATACGGTTGAGTATCTCGTCAAAGTGATGGGAGAGCGTGATTTGTGTGCTAATCAAATTGACCGTATCAGAGAATGGCAAGCACAAACCAAACAAGGGTTTAAATAGCTAATTATCTAATTAACCGCTATTGAAAATGGGAGCGTAACAGCTCCCTTTTTGTTTTGATGGAAAGTAAATATTACATAATTTAGCTATGGTTTCGGGGTTGGTTGGATAAAACACCGAGGAAATACCTAAGTGATGTGATTTATATAAAACAAAACCCCGAACATTTGCGGTGTTCGAGGTTTTTTTATTACCCATTGAAACGGAATGAGTAACAAGTTATGGAAATTATTACATTTTTAACCGTAACCATCAAGGAGATTCTTATGGAATATGGTTTATGGCAAATAAGCCTAGCAGTAACAGTCCCTATTTTGGCGTTCGTGTCGCCAAAGCTGATTAATGCTATTGCTAATCTATTAAATGCAATGAAGTAAAGGAATTTAACCCAATGACTAAAAAAGGCGAGGTTAAAGCCACGTCTAAAGGCGTGGGTAAATTAACTGATAAACAGAAACGATTTGTAGAAGAGTATCTCATTGACTTGAATGCGACTCAAGCTGCTATTAGAGCTGGGTACAGCGAAAAAACAGCATACTCAATCGGAGAAGAGAACCTGAGAAAACCTGAAATCAGAAGTGCAATTCAGGAGGCTCAAAATAAACGCTCGGAGAGAACCCAAATTACACAAGATGATGTGCTAAATGGGTTGCTTGAAGTGATTGCAATGAGTACTGGTAAAAAAATTGTGACAGAAACTGATGTTGCGAAAAATGAAAATGGCGAGTTAGTCGGTTTTGATATTGCAAAAACAAAGTTTGAACCTGCTGCTGCGAATAAAGCTCTTGAGTTACTCGGTAAACATTTAGGAATGTTCAAAGATAAGGTTGATTTAATTAATTCTGATGGTTCACTGAATCGACCGATGGTGATTGAATTAATTGCTCCGAGTTTAGACGATGAAAGCACAGATTGAACTACCACCTAAACTGTTGCCTGTTTTTGCCAAAGATTATCGTTACAAAGGTGCTTATGGTGGGCGAGGTTCAGGCAAGACTCGGGCATTTGCCAAAATGTCGGCAGTGTCTGCTTATAAAAGAGCAATGCAAGGGGAAAGTGGCGTTATTCTTTGCGGTCGTGAGTTTATGAACTCATTGGAAGAAAGCTCTCTTGAAGAAGTTAAACAGGCGATCAAGTCTGAGCCTTTTTTAGCAAATTTTTTTGATGTCGGCGAGAAGTATGTTCGCACTAAAGATGGGCGGATTTCTTATGTGTTTTCCGGACTTCGGCATAACTTAGATAGCATCAAATCTAAAGCCCGTATTTTGATTGCGTGGATAGATGAAGCAGAAACAGTAAGCGAAACTGCTTGGCGGAAATTAATTCCAACCGTGCGTGAGAATAATTCCGAAATATGGGTAACTTGGAACCCGGAAAATAGAGGGAGCGCAACAGATACTCGCTTCAGGCAAAATCCACCTGAAAACAGCTGCATAATTGAAATGAGTTACCAAGATAATCCTTGGTTTCCTGATGTGCTCGAGCAAGAGCGGCTAAATGACAAACAGCGGCTTGATGATGCGACTTATCGCTGGATTTGGGAGGGGGACTACTTAGAATCCTCTGATGCTCAAATCTTTAGAGATAAATACCAAGAATTAGAATTTAAGCCTAACCCTGATTTTAACGGTCCTTATTACGGGCTGGACTTTGGTTTTGCCAATGACCCAACAGCCTGTGTGAAATGTTGGGTGTTCGATGATGACTTATATATCGAGCGTGAAGCAGGGAAAGTAAGACTAGAGCTCGATGAGACCGCTGCTTATTTAGCAAATGCTTTGCCTGATTTGAGTAATTATACTGTTAGAGCAGATTCTGCTCGCCCAGAATCCATCAGTTATTTAAAACGACATGGATTGCCTTATATTCAACCTGTTCCAAAGTGGAAAGGCTCAGTCGAAGATGGGGTTGAGCATATAAAATCTTATCGTAAAGTATATATTCATCCAAGTTGTACAGAGGTATTGAAAGAATTTCGCCTTTATAGTTACAAAACGGACAGATTAAGTGGTGATGTACTGCCTATCATTATTGACGCTCATAACCACTATATTGATGCCATTCGTTATGCCTTAAATCCTCTTATTCAGGCAAGAGGCGAGGCGAAGCAATGTGCATTAAAGGTTTATTAAAATGAGGTAACAATGCCTAACTCCATCTCAGCCGATTTTGCGGCATTAAAAGCAAAAACAAAAATCATCGATGATTTACTCGGTGGCACACAAAAAATGCGACAAGCGGGTCAAACCTACCTCTATAAAATGAAAATGGAAGAGGAAGATGGATATAAAAACCGATTAAATCGTTCTACGCTTTATCCGGCATTGAGGGAAACGCTTTCGCAGATGTTGGGGAGAGTGTTTTTTAATCCGATCAACGTAGAGGATGTGCATAAACAAATCGAACCATTGTTTGATGATATTGATTTAGAGGGTAACAATCTTGATGTATTCGCTTCTCGTTGGTTTTATGCTGCATTGGCTTATGGCGTATCTTATTGCTTGGTGGATTTTGTGAGGGTAGAGAATGCCCGCAGTCTTGCAGAAGAAAAAGCTCAAAATGCACGTCCGTATTTGGTGCATATTAAGCCGCAACAAGTGCTGGGCTTTAAAACAGCCAAAATCAACGGTAAAACTGCTTTTACCCAATTTCGTTATAAAGAGACAGTTACAGAAGATGATGGCGAGTTTGCTTCTAAACAGGTGAACTACATTTATGTTTATGAAATCGGACGTGTCCGAAAATATAAGAACGATGAGGGTGGCTTATCACTGGTTGCTGATATGCAAATCAAAGCTCAAAATACACCGCTTGCATTTGTGCCTATTGTTCCATTTATCACTAAACCGATTGATGTTTGGGGAATGGGTGAGCCGCCTTTAATGGAGCTGGCTTATTTAAATATTAAGCACTGGCAAAGTCAGTCAGATCAAGACAATATTTTGAATATTGCTCGTGTACCGCTATTAGCTATTTTCTCTGATACTCAAATAAAATCCCTTGAAATCGGCTCAAGTGCAATATCTCTGCCGAAAGACAGTACAATGCAGTTTATTGAGCATTCAGGTTCGTCTATTAATGCCGGTTTAACCAGTCTGAAAGAACTAGAAGACCAAATGAAAACTGCCGGTGCGAAACTGCTAACTAAAACAGCATTAGCAATGACGGATAGTCAGGCTAAAGATGAAGCAGGTAAAGAGATCTCACAGCTTAGACATTATGCTAACAAATTTGAAGATGCTCTCGATTTGGCTTTTGAGTACATTGGGCATTGGCTAGGTATCGGCGTTGATGAAGTTGGGACTTCGCAAATTTCAGGCAATATCGACAATGATTTAGATCCAAATGCGTCAATGGCAACCATTATTCAGCTACGCAATGCCGGTGTCATTTCAAATCACTCTACGTTTGAAGAAGCTAAAAGACGAGGTTTATTGTCAGATAGTGCAAAATGGGAAGACGAACAAGCAAGGTTACAAGCGGAAGGTTTAAGCGATGACTTTACAAATCCATTCAATTCGAACCAAAGTGAAAACGCCGCTAGCTAAACGGATCGCTCACGCATTAACAGATCGTAAAATATTGCAGTTCCGTTTTGATGCTCATTTACGAAATCAAGTTTGGCAACGACTCACAAAAACGCAAAAGGCATTATTAAACCGAATTAATGCAGCCGGGATAGATGCCTTACCGAAAAGAGAGTTGGATAAACTGCTCAAAGAACTCAAAGCAGAAATTGCAAAAAATTACCAAGAAACGACCGCTTACATTCAGCCTGAATTAAGCGGTTTTTTTGCGGTTGAAAAACAGGCACTGACTGAGCTTTACAATGATGAAATCGGCTATGATTTTTTCAATCAAGTGCCGTCATATCAACGTAAAGCTACGCAACAAGCGACTATTATTGCCGGAATGCCGCTTGAAAGTTGGTTTGAAAAGCAAGGATCAGAGCTTTCGTTTAAATTTGAAAGCACCATTCGGCAAGGCTTGTTAGAGGGTAGGCAAACGCCTGAGATTGCCAAAGCTACGGCTGAATTATTTGGTATATCCAGACGGCACGCTGATACACTTGTCATTACTGCTGTGGCAAAAGTGGCGGACGATGCTCACAAGGCATTGCGAGATGAAAATCTTGATTTAATTAAGGGTGAGATGCACTTATCAACGCTCGATACCCGCACCAGTACTGTTTGTCAAGTGCGAGACGGTAAGATGTGGGACACTGATTACAAGCCTATCGGACACAGTTTGCCGTATCAACGCCCACCACTTCACCCTCGCTGTCGTTCGATTCTGCAACTGGTGATGAAAGACTGGAAAGAGTTAGGCTTTGATGATGTGAAAGAAATGCCGAAAAGCACTAGGGCGAGTGCAGACGGGCAAGTGTCGGAGAAGACAAACTATGAAGAGTGGCTCAGTAGCAAAACACCGGAAGAGCAAGATAAAGCGCTAGGCAAAGGCAAGGCGGATTTGTGGCGGCGGGGAGTGATAACGTTTAGCGATATGTTAGATCAAAGTGCTAGACCATTGACACTAAAAGAGCTATATTCATTAAAAAATAGTTCTTCGGTAGATAAAATGGATAGTGTGGAACTTGTCCGTAAAAAGGCTGTTGCAGTTGAGCCTATGATTACTCGTGATGTAGTATCAATTATTACAGCATCTGGGGGCGAGCCTGCCGGCTTAGATTTTCGCTTGAAATCACTATCATCTTTGCAGCGAAAAATTGATACGGAAATAATGGCCGGAGTGTCAAAAGAGCAAGCGATAGCAAGTATTCGAGATGTTATTCGCTACACTGCAATCTTAGATGAACAGCGTTTTGTTGAGCAATACCAAAAAATGCAAAAAGACTTGGAGAAACAAGGTTATTCTACGATCATTGTTAAAAACACTTGGAAATCAAATAATGCTTATAAGGGCATTAATACGTTTGTGAGCACTTTTATTGAAAAGAATAATATAATTTTTGAATTGCAATATCATACAAAACAAAGTTTTGAGTTGAAAAACGGTAAATTGCACGAGCTCTATGAAAAATTCAGAGATCTGAATATACCTCTTGCAAAAAAATCAGAAATTTTACTTGAAATGCAGAAGTTAAGTGCTAATCTAAAAGAGCCAAAGAACATTGATTTAATCAAGGAGAAAAAATAATGTATCAGTATTATTTAGCTCAAGTTGGCAATGAACAGCAAAAACTTATTCGTGGTATGCCTGACAATCTACTTAGTTTCTCGGTTTATGAGCCTGAACAAGAAGATTGGGATAATAAGTTCGGCCCATTTTGGGCAGACAAGATCTTGATAAGCGGATTTGACGCTTACGAGGAAATTTCAGAAAAGGAAGCAATCCGATTTATCAAGGTACATTAAATGTGTCAAGCTGAACAATTCGCTCGCCAACTGCATTATGGACAAACAGATAAAGCTGGAAAGCCATACATTGAGCATCTTGCTTTTGTTGCAGAAAACATTAGCACAAAAAATGAAGAGACAGAAGCAGTAGCTTGGTTGCACGACAGTGTAGAAGATACTCAGTGTTCAATTAATGATATTCGTCATATATTTGGCGATGTTATTGCTGATGCAGTTGAGGCTATTACTAAAAAGCAAGGCGAAAGTTATTTTTGCTACTTGGATAGAGTAAAATCAAATCCTATTGCTAAGGTGGTTAAGTTAGCTGATTTGACTCATAATCTTTGCCTTGAGCGATTGCCCAAGATCACTGAAAAGGATCTTAAACGAGCAGAAAAATACAAATCAGCATTGGAATATCTACAAGCCTAGCCTAAAACGCTAGGCTTTTTTATCGCAATTTTTTACCCCAAACTGACCGTTTGTGAGCCATCACAGGCGGTTTTTTATTATCGGGCGGAAGCCCACCAGCAATGAGAGGAAGCTCAAATGAAATTAAAATTAGACGAAAACGGACATGTAGTAGTTGAAAATGGTATGCCTGTGTATATTCACGATGACGGAAAGGAAATTCCGTTCGATGCACTAAAGGCGACACAGAAAATCACACAACTGAACGCTGAGGCAAAGCAACATCGAGAAGCTAAAGAGAAAGCGGAAGCCGACTTAAAAGCATTCTCAGGGATTGACGATCCGAAAGCTGCACTCGAGGCATTAAAGACGGTTGCCAATTTAGATGCTAAAAAGCTGATTGATGCCGGTGATGCGGAAAAAGTCAAAGCGGAAATCATCAAAGGTTACGATGAGAAATTAGCTGTGGCAACCGCTCAAGCCGAAAAACTGCAACAGCAGTTACACGCTGAATTAATCGGTGGTTCGTTTGCTCGGTCTAAATACGCTCAAGAACACTTGAATATTCCGTCTGATGTCGTACAGGCATTCTTCGGTAAGCATTTTAGTATTTCGGATGACGGCAAAGTGGTAGCTAAATTTGCTGACGGGGGCGAAATCTTTAGTCGCACCCGCCCGGGCGAAAAAGCAGATTTTGAAGAGGCATTAGAAGCTTTAGTAAGTGCTTATCCAAATAAAGACGCTATTTTAAAACCAAGTGGTTCAAGTGGGGCAGGAGCAGGTGGCGGATCACGCAGTTCATCTATGCCGAAAACATTATCGGACTGCAAAACAGATGAAGAGCGTATCGCTTATCTTCAAGCAAATTCGTAAGGTGCAAGAGGTTGCACCTTTTTTATTTTCGGTGCAATCGCACCACTTTTTAGAGGAAAATCAAAATGGCATTTGACCTACAGGTTTTTAACAAACAAACGCAATTAGCCTTGACCGAAACTGTCGATCAGGCTATTGAAAAATTCAATGCAGCATCAGGCGGTGCAATCATTTTACAGAACAAGCCAGCTGAAGGTGATTTTGATATCCGTGCTAGCTTTAAAGGTATTGCCGGTTTAGTTCGCCGCCGTAATGTGTACGGTACAGGTACGGTAGATGCAAAACGTTTAGAGCAATTACTGGACGTAGCAGTTAAAGTGGCGGCAGGTACAGCACCGATTGAATACCAGCCGAGTCAATATAAATGGATTTTATTAAATCCTGAATTGGCGGCGATTGAAATCGGCACACAACTTGCCAAAGCCCGTGTTGCTGATATGCTCAATACGGCTATTGCCGGCACGGTTGCTGCAATTAGTGGCAATACAGCAATGACACTTGATGAAAAGACCGCCGCTCCGACATTCCGCATTTTAAACAAAGGTGCAGCGAAAATGGGTGATCGTGCCGGTTCGCTTAAAGCGTGGGTGTTGCACTCCACAACCTTACACGGCTTATACGATAATGCCTTAACCAATGCGGAAAACTTATTCAAGTACGAAAACGTGAACGTAATTCGTGACCCGTTTGGGCGTGTATTTGTCGTCACAGACAGCCCGGCTTTAATGGCTTCAGACGGTACATTTAACACCTTAGGCTTGGTTGAAAATGCGGTGGTAGTTTCCGGCAACAATGACTTTGACAGCGTGTTAGTGCCGAAAACCGGCGGAGAAAACCTTTCAGCAGTTTACCAAGCTGAATGGACCTATAACTTAGGAATCCTAGGTTATAAATGGGATATGACCGCTGGTGGTAAATCACCGAACGATACCGCCCTAGGCACACCGACGAACTGGGATAAATCGGTTACCTCCAACAAAGACACCGCCGGTGTATTGGTAAAAACGAAGTAATTTTTAACCGCTTGTAGATAAGGTTTACAAGCGGTTGTTTTTTTATCTGGAGTTTGCAAATGAAACGAATACTTTATTTTACAACGGATTTTTCGGCAAAAAACATTGCCTTTGCCAAAGCTCACGGTGTATTAATGCGGAATCTGAACGCTTACCACCCATCAGACACCTTAGAAAATGCAGATGCAGTGTGCGGTAACGTACCTCAAGCTTATCAACATTTACCGTTGTTTGAATTGCCTGAGTCTAACCAAAAATCAGGTCAAGATTTGAAAACCTTAAAAACCGAAGAAATTAAGGAAAAACTGACTGAATTAGGTATTGCTTTTGAGGCGAATGCCAAAAAAGAAACATTACTAACCTTACTCACTCAGGCGGTGGGACGTGACGGAACAAACGATGCTAAATAGTTATATGACGGTTGAGCAAGCCAACGCCTATCACGACATCAGAATGAGCCGTGAGGCGTGGAATGCGTTAAGCGATCAAGAAAAACAGCAACGATTGGTGTCAGCGTCTGATTTTCTGGATTTCAATTATCGTTTTTCAGGCGAAAAAGCAGATCTTACTCAAGAGCGTGAATTTCCACGCAAGGGTTTTGAAGCTATCGGTATTCCTAAAGCCGTGCAATTTGCGGTATGTGAGTTGGCATTGCAAGATAACTTGACCGCAAATCAAGAAGCTCAAATGAGTAGCGTAAGAGTTGGCCCGGTTTCAGTTAATTATGATAACAGTTCACCGCAAAACAGCGTGAATCGGTTTGAGTATGTGAGGCAGTTGCTTTCCACTTGGTTAGATCGATCTTCTTTCGGCACGGTTAAGTTGGAGCGTAGTTGATGGCGGATTTTTACGGCAATTTAGGGAAAATCTCCCATTCTTTGATTAAGCAATTCGGGCAGCCTTGTAGTGTAACAATTAACGAACAAGGCAGATACAACCCTGCAACCGGTGAGCGGAAAAAAGGTAGCTCAACGGTTCACGCAGGCTATTGTCTGTTTGATAATTTGGCGTTTGATTTCCGCAATCAGCAATCTGTCAGCGTTCAACAAGGCGATGTGATGATTTATCTCACTGCCGATTGCAAACCGGTATTAAATGCTGTGATTGAAGCAAACGGCGAAAAATGGTCGGTCATCAACGTCCAGCCTATACGCCCAGCAGCTACCACGATGATTTATCAAGTACAAGGGAGAAAAGCCGATGGGTAGTTTTCACGCTCAAATCGCCCGTTTTGTGGAACAAACGCAACAAAAAGCGGATAGGGCGTTAAGGGTAATTGCCCTGCAAACCTTAAGTGGGGTGCAGAAGAAATCGCCTGTCGATACCGGACAACTTCGGCGTAGCTGGACGGTGGCATTAAATGGTTTCCCGAGCAGTTATAACGGCAGTCAAACCGTGCTGAATAGTGCTAAATTCGGCGATATGATTGTGATTGCTACCAATAAACCTTATGCACCAATGCTCGAATATGGGCTTTACCCGAACCCACCAAAAAAACCGACCGGCAAGACCAAAAACGGTTATTCAATACAAGCACCTAATGGAATGGTGCGAATTACCGTGCAGGAAATGCAAGCCTTTATCCGCAATAATCCACAATTAGGAGTAAGCTGATGCGACCGATTATCCGCTCGGTATTAGAGCAACATCTTGCCGAACTCAATCCGTTTAATACGGTTTGGGAGGGCATCATCGACAGCCCGAAACTGCCGTATCAAACCGTATCAATGACGACTTCAACCAACGAAACCGCCACGATTGGTAATACGCCGAAAGCCAAACAGAGCGGTTTTTTGCAGGTCACGCTTTACTATCCGCTAGATCAGGGGACAAAGGCGATTGAGGAACGAGCCGATGAGATCTTCCGCCACTTTTTCGGGCAGGTCTGGATTGAGGAAAATGTGCAAATTCTGGTGCAACAGCCACCGCTTGTAGCCTCACTTTATCGACTGGATAACAGCATTGCCTTACCCGTCACCATCTATTTTACCGCTTATGAACTATAGGAGAACCCAATGTCTATTCTAGGCAATTCACAAGGCACAAAACGTACGGTCGTTTTTGCCAAAGAGAGTTCTTTCGGCACGAAAGCTGCTCCGACAGGCGCAAAAATTATGCCTCGTGTTGAAACCTCACTCAATACCAATTTTGAAAGTTATCAATCGGAAGAGATCAGAGATGATTTACAACGCTCCGCCTCTGTGATCGGCTTTGAAAAGGTCGAAGGCGATATTAAAGGCGAACTAGCCGCCGGACAATGGGCGGCATTTTTTGCGGCTGCATTACGTGGTTCATTTACCGCTCAGGCGAAAAAGCCGATTATTACCAAAACCACAGACGGCACCGGCGAGAAAAACGGTAAAATTTTGATTGTGCCGAAAACCAGCCACACCTCCGACAGTTTCACGCTGGAAGATGTCTTCAAAGACATCAACGTCAGCCGCCAGTATTTGGGATGTCGTGTATCGAAACTCAGCCTTGATGTGCAACCAAACGGTATTGCCTCGATTACAGTCTCATTTTTAGGGCAACGAGGCGAAGAAAGTACAACAGCCTATTTTACCAATCCCACCGATTTAACCCAATCCGGCAAGCTGGCAGGGGTAAAAGGCTCATTGCAGGTCAATAAACGCCCAGTCGGGTTAGTGACGGCCTTTAAACTGGACATTGATTTAGGGGCAAGCAGTGAGCCGGTATTAGGGGCAAAATACGCCCCTGATGTCTTTATCGGTACAGTGGCAGTGAGCGGATCGTTTACGATGTACTTCCAAGACAAGACGATGATTGATGCGGTGCGTAACGGCACAGATTTATCCCTTGCTTTGCGGATGGATGCCGAAGAGCGTACCAATACCGACTATTTAACCATTATCTTACCGGGTGTCAAAGTGACCTCAAACGAGTTGGACGATGGGGCGAAAAACATTATGCAGACACTCAATTTTGACGCATTCCCTGCGGTATGGGATTCAGCAAGCCAAATCGACAACGTGCTAAAAGTCGCCACCACAATGATTGTGCAAGACAGCCTCGCTTAATCGAAATTTTGCAAAAAAATAACCGTATCTAACCGCTTGCCCTCAAACAAGCGGTCTTTTTTATCCCCAATTTACAAAAGGAAACCCAAATGAATTTAAACGCATTAAGTAAAGAAAAACAGTTAGCCGAACACCGTTTTGAGCTGGTTCACCCTGTTAGTGGCGAACCGCTCGGCGTGTTTATGAGCGTCGTGAGTGCTAAGAGTGATAAGGCTCAACGCTTTGCCGAAAAACAATTACGCCAAGAACAGATGAGAGAGCTGGAAAATGCCAAATCCCGCAAGCCGAAATTCAAAGGCTTAGGCGATATGATTGCCGAAAGTCGTGCAATGGCGATTGACCGCTTAACCGGCTGGGAGAATGTCGAATGGAACGAAAAACCGTTGGAGTTTTCCGACCAGAATGCGGAGCTACTTTTAACCGAATGTGATTGGATTGTGGAGCAAATCTTTGAGCATTCGAACGATCTGGGAAAGTTCTTGAAGAGCTAATTGATGATTTACAGGTGTATGCAGAGAAAACGTTTAAGTTGGATAAAAAACTTAAAGGCAGCGAAAGTACCTTGCGAGAGCATTTGCAGGCAATCGAAATGCAAACTGGCATTACACCAGAAGAATTGCATAACCCTGAACCCAGTCCAGCGGTGGCCTATCTGCTGGGCTGGTTCTTCGAGTTGGCAATGAGCCGACAATCGGGTATGAGCTTAAACCCAATTAGCTACACTGAAATTGATGCGTGGAGCAGGCTTTTTGCTCGTCATCTCGAACAATGGGAGATCAGCGTAATTAAGCAGCTTGATATGATTTACTTGAACGTACAACAAACGGAGTAGTATGGATACTTTCAACTTTCAGCCCAATTGGGGGCTTAACGTACAGAGAAAGCCAGAAGTGATGAAAATCGCCTTTGGTGACGGTTACGAACAAGTCGCCCCTAAAGGGTTAAACCATAATCTCCGCACTTATTCCGCTGTTTTCACCGGCACAGAAGCACGGATTAAACAGATTGAGGCATTTTTTGAACGACAAGGCGGCTATAAGGCTTTTCTTTGGACACCTTACGGCGGGAAAGAGGGGAAATTCCGCTGTGAAGAGTGGGAGGTAAGCATAAGCAGCGGGAAATGGACGCTGTCGGCGACGATAAGAGAAGTGTTGTAGTTTTTTCTGATTTTGTGAACTGGTTCACACTCTGTGGGTTGGATATAGGTTAGAATTTAAGTCTAATTTGCTTAACGGAGTCTTTTATGAAAAAAATTTTTGTTTCAGCCTTATTGCTCACTTGCTCGTTATCTGCACTTGGAAATTCCTCGTATGAGTTGATTATTGACTCAATGCAAGATCTTGAAAAGCATAAACCCGAAATTCTATCTATACCAGAAGCGGATAGAAATACTTTTATTCGTTATATGATGCGAAAAGAACTGCGGATAAAGTTAAATCAAGGCAGATTAGCGGATGGTCTAACTGTGAGAGAAGCTATTCAAAATCAACAGGCATTTGAAAAAGATAGAAATAGCAAAATGCAGCAGGAGAAGCAAAAAAAAGAAACAGAGAAAGCAGAAAAAGAAAAAGCTGTTACGGATTTTAACCAAAAATTTGAGCTATCCATTACAGGGGCGAGAAAGGCAAAAAATGCACTAAATCAAGATATTTTGCTTGTTTCATTAAGTCTAAAAAATAACTCAGATAAGCCAATTATCGCTGTACAACCGGATATTCAATTTGTACTGGGTGAAGATAAACAAACTATTTCATCCATGCGTCCAAAAAAATTTGAAAACGGCATTCCGCCTAATGGCTCAGAGATTTTTGAGTTTGGGTTTGATTTAGATGATATGTTTGCTTTGAAAGCAGAAAAAAATATAGAGAAATTGAGGGCAGTCTTCCAAACAGCAGAAGTTCTTTTTGCTGATGGAACAACTGAAAAACTTCAATAGTAATTGGTAAATCTTCATTGGCCGCTTGTAGAAATACAGGCGGTTTTTTTATTGGAGCAAGCTATGGCAGATTTAGCAACACTGGCGATTAAAATCGAAACAGAAGGCGCAAGCCGAGCAAGTGCAGATCTAAGTAAGGTCGAGCAATCTGCAAAGAACACAGAGAAAGCCGCAGATAATCTGACGCGCGCAATGGGAAATTTGAAGCGGATTTTAGCGATTGCAGGGCTGGCTGGTGGGTTATCCGCTTACCTAGATATGGCTGAAAGAATGCAGTCGTTAAACGCACAGCTTAAATTTGTTACTAACTCTCAATACGAATTCAATAGCGCACAAAAAGAGCTTTTTGCGATTGCGCAGAATACGCGCGCTAGTTTGGAAAGCACCACGCAACTTTATATTAAATCTTCTCAGGCACTGAAAGATTACGGCTACGCGCAAAAGGATATTCTCACATTTACCGAAACCATTAACAAAGCAATGGCAGTTGGCGGGGTTAAGCCACAAGAGCAAGCTAGTGCTTTACTCCAATTATCACAGGCATTAGGTTCAGGGAAACTGCAAGGAGATGAATTCCGTTCAATTTCAGAAGCTGCACCGATTATTTTAGATACGCTTGCCGAGTATATGGGTAAAAGTCGCGATGAAGTAAGAAAACTCGCATCCGAGGGTAAGCTCACCGCAGACTTACTGTTCAATGCGTTTAACGGTTCAAGCGCTAAAATTACCGAAAAATTTAATCAAATGCCGCTAACATTTGGCGGTGCAATGCAGCAGTTGCAGAATGCCACATTGAAATTTATCGGTGACCTAGATAGTGCAAATGGCTTGAGTGGAATGTTAGCTCAAGCCATTAGTTTTTTAGCACAGAATTTTGATGTGTTAGGCAAGGCTTTGATTTATGCAACCGGTGCTTATATTGCGTTTAATGCAGTTGCCTTTGCTCAGAATTTTGCAAAAGCAACCGGTGGTGTCGGTTTATTAAGTAGTGCATTTGGTTATTTGACTACGATGATCCGAGGTGCAACTGTTGCAATGATGGCTAATCCTATCGAGCTTTTAACAACTGCAATTATTGGGGCTGCTTTTGTATTTGATGCTTTTATCAGTGATATAGAGGTAGGTGCAGCAACCTTTGATGCGACTTGGGGAGATGTTGCGACAGCTGTGTGGGATGATTTTAAAGATTTAACTTCAGATGCGGCAGATTGGTTAGTCACTCAATGGGATAAAGCAACCGCCAGTGCAGCGAGTTCGTTCAGTTCCTTAGGTGTTGATATTGGCTCAGTATGGGAGACGGTGCAATCCATTACGAAAACATTGATCAATAGTATTATTGGTCTGTTTGTTGGAGCTTATCAAGCCATCGTGCTTGCTTGGAATAATTTTCCTGCCACAATGGAAAACTTGGGTGTGATGGCGGTAAATGCTCTTGTCGATTTGGTTCAAAAAGGCATCAATAGCATTATTCAGCTTATCAAATTACCGATTGAGCTTTTAAACAGAGCCTCATCTACTTTTGGTGGAGGAAATCTGATTGATACATCAGGTTGGAAGGCAAGCTTAGATGATTTTAAACTAAAGGCAAGCCGCGAGGCAGAAGTTGTTGGTCAATCAATTAGCCAAGCATTTGCGGATAGTATCACCACAGATTACATAGGCAATGCAGTTAATTCAGTGAGTGACTATATTGATGGAGCGGCAGTTCGTGGGCGCTTAAAACGTCAATTAGATGAAACCGCCTCTGACGATCAAGGTACGCAGTCACCAGCTAAAAAAACATTAGCTGGAAATAATAACTCTGCTAGTGACTGGAAAAACTACCTCAATGAACTTGAACGAGCCAATGCCGATGGATTAGCCCGTATTGCACTTGAGCAAGATCGCTCAATGCGTGAAATGTTGGAAAAGGCGAAGAAAGCCGGTGCAAGTCACGCTGAAATTGAAAAAGCCAAAATGCTGATTACAGAACGTTATGCTAAAGAGCGAATGGAAATTGCCGAGAAGTATGTGCCGAGTCTGAAGTTTGAGGAAGAACTCAAAGATCAGATTAAGGAAATTGATGAACTGCAAAAGTTAAACCTGATTACCACCGAGCAAGCAGGTCTTGCGAAAGAGGCGTTAGCAGGCAAATATCAGCCGGTAGTTGAAATCCAACAGCAATACATCAATCAACTGAGAGAGATTGAAGCATTAAAACAAGCCGGTGTATTAAGCAAACCTCAAGCAGAAGTAGCGGCCGAAAAAGCCAAATGGGACGCCGGCACACAAAAAGCCAAAATCGCAGGTAAAAACGCCGTTAGCCCTTATGAAAAATGGAAATCGGAATTTGACCCAATGCAGGCAATTCAAAATGAGCAAGCCTCAAAGTTGGCAGAAGTGCAATCGATGTACGATCAGCATTTGATCCAATATGAGGATTTTATCAACGCTAAAGCACAAATTGATGCTAAGGCGACTGCTGATACTCATCAACTGTTTATGAACAGTATTAGTGGGTTTGGTTCGGCGATAGATACGATGTTAGGCGTGATGAAAAACGCAGGGCAAGAGCAATCAGGTATTTACCGCACGATGTTTGCGATGTCGAAAGCGTTTGCTATTGCGGAATCAATTCTGAACTTGAATCGTGCAATTACTCAAGCAATGAGCGATCAAACAGCTATTACACCGGCTCAAAAATTTGCAAATATGGCGGCTATTGCTAGTGCCGGGGCGAGCTTGATTTCTAATATCCAGTCAGTCTCATTAGGCGGTATGGCTCACAGCGGTATTGACAATGTGCCGAAAGAAGGCACTTGGTTGCTGGATAAAGGTGAGCGTGTAGTGGATAGTCGTACTAACCAAGACTTAAAAACCTTTTTATCCAATGCTAATCGTGGCGGTGCAAGTGGTCAAAGATCGGCGATAAATGTCAAAATTATTAATAACGGGCAACCCGTAGAGGCGAAAGTCAGCAGTGAAGAGACTGTAGATGGCAATATCCAAATGACGGTGGAACTGCTGAAGAAAATGGATCAAATCGCCGATCAACGCTACCGTAGAAATCAGTTAAATGATTTAAGAACAGGTGGAACATTATCTAAATAGGTGAAGTATGCCAATTAGTATTTCTAACCAAATGAAACTAGATCTTGCCAAACTTGAGCAAAATGCAATGCTGGACTTGTACGAGGTTGATTTGCGCAATCTCAAAGATAAAAGTGGTAATGCTGGCAGAGTTTACCGCTTTTATTCTGGGCTAAATGAACTCAAAACAAGTATCGTCTGGCAAGGGCGGACTTACGATCCGTATCCTATTGAGGCAAGTGGATTTGAACGAAACAGTAGCGGCCCGAGCAATCGCCCGACTCTCACGCTATCAAATCTGTTTGGTTTAATTACCAGTATTGCGAATCAGTTTGACGAATGTATCGGTGCGATTGTCCGCCGGCATCAGGTTTATGCTCAATATTTAGATGCCGTGAATTTTGCCGGGGGTAATGCGAAAGCTGATCCAAATCAGGAAATAATCAGTCATTTTGTGATTGAGCAGCTTACCAGCCTCACCCGAGAAACGGCGACCTTTACGCTGGCATTACCGATTGAAACCGATAATGCCAAGATCCCCAGCAGAATTATTATGGCGGACACCTGCACTTGGATTTACCGCTCGGCGGAATGTGGCTACACCGGCAAGCAGTATTTTGATGAAAAAGACAAATCAACCTCAGACCCAAAAGCAGATAAATGTAGTCATTGCCTTAATGGTTGTGAATTAAGAGGCAATCAACGCAATTTTGGCGGGTTTGTATCGGTAAATAAATTGGGGTAATGAATGGAATTGGAACAACAAATAATCGACTACGCCCTCCAACACGAACCGCACGAAATGTGCGGCTTTGTTGTTTTTGACGGCAATAAAAATCGATTTATCCCTTGCGAAAACCAAGCGGAAGACAAAGCCAATTACTTTGAAATCTCTGATCTTGATTACATCAAAGCAGAAGCACAAGGCGAGCTGGTGGCGGTAGTTCATTCACACCCTGAGCCAAACGGCAAGCCGGTACTCTCTACCCTTGATCGCAAAATGCAAGTACAGACCGGTTTAGATTGGTGGCTGGTACATAATCAAAAAATCCATAAATTCAGGAATGTGCCGCATTTAATCGGGCGTGAGTTTAAACACGGTACAATGGATTGTTACACGCTCTACCGTGATGCCTATATGCTTGCCGGTTACGAGATGGACGAGTTCGAGCGACAAGATGACTGGTGGCATACCGGGCAAAATCTCTATTTGGATAATATTCAAGGGCAAGGCTTTGAGCGAGTGGAAACCCCACAAATCGGCGATGTGATTTTAATGCAAGTAGGTGCTGATGTGCCGAACCACGCTGCCATTTACATTGGCGAACAGATGGTAATCCATCATAGCCCGAACCGATTATCTAAGCGTGATTTATACGACGGCTATTGGTTACGTCATACCCACAGCATTTGGCGGCATAAACTGGCGGATAAGTTAGATTTTGACGGCATATTGAATGATATTGCTGTAAATAACTAACAAAAAATGACCGCTTGTAACAAAAACAAACCCCGAAGCGTTTGCAGCACTTCGGGGTTTTTCATATCCACTTACCTAACTAAGAGGACATAAATTGAATGAATGATAAACGATTTACATTCAAATTTCTAGGAGTTCTTATGGAAGCAATAAATATTACCCCAAAAGAAATCAGAAAAACAATGTGGACAGCCGCAATAATTCTCTTTTTGTTTGCGTTCATCTGGAAAGCCCCTGAATTTATCACTGCTATTCGTTGGTGGTAACTATGATTACAGTTAAATTTTACGGACATCTTAGAAAATTCGGTACAGACTTTAGACTTGAAGTTAAAGACACCGCAGAAGCCATCAGAGCGTTATGCTCACAGCTTACAGGCTTGCGTGAAACGTTGCGAGACGGTATTTATAAAGTCCGCATCGGGAAACAGTATTTAGATGCCTCAGCCCTTGAAAAAGGGCTTTTTTATTGCCTGAAGAAAGGGCAAACCATTCATTTTACCCCTGTTATCAAAGGGGCGAAAAGCGGGGGTGTTTTCCAAGCTGTGTTAGGTGTAGCCTTAATTGGAGCCGCATTTTTTCTCGGGCCGGTCGGTTGGGGAGTTCTAGGGGCTTCTTCTGCAATGATGATGGGAGCAATGGGGGCATCAATGTTGCTTGGAGGAGTTGCTCAAATGCTCACCAAAATGCCGAATGCCCCGAATATCGGTAATGAAAAAGAGAAAGAAAACTCAACGTCTTTTTCAAATTTAAATAACTTGGTGGCTCAAGGCAAACCTGTGCCGTTGGCTTATGGCTTAATTCGGACCGGCTCGCTTGTGATTTCACAGGGAGTTGAGACGATGACTGTAGAGGTATAATTATGGGATTATTTAGTCGTAAGAGAAAAAATCATACTCCTAAAGAAGCACCGGAAACCGGTCGCTCTAAACAGATTGTAAATATTGTGGAATTGCTGTGCGAGGGCGAAATTGAAGGCTTGGTAGATGGCTTTAAATCGATTTACTTAGACGGCACGCAGATCCAAAACGATGACGGCACCTATAATTTTAATAATGTGAGCGGTCAGCTAAATGTCGGTACGCAAGATCAAGAGGTATTAGAAGGTTACGACAGCTCACAAAATGAAGTGAGTGTGGGTGTAGAAGTCAAGAAAAAAAACGGTGCAATCGTCCGCACCGTTACTGATGAACGCATCAGCCGTTTGCGTTTAACGTTGGGCGTGCGGTCACTATTCCGTCAAAATAATCAAGGCGATACCAATACCACCAATGTTGATTTAAAAATCACGATTGGCACACGGCAATATTCGCATAGCTTTAACGGCAAATACAGCTCGCAATACCTTGAATCTGTGGTGTTTGATAACCTGCCGCCTGTACCGTTTAATATCTCGGTTGAACGTGTAACAGAGGATAGCAATTCTCAACGCTTACAAAACGGTACAATTTGGAGCAGCTATACCGAAATTATCGACACCGAATTTACTTACCCTAATTCAGCGGTTGCCGGTATCAGCTTTGATTCGGAGTATTTTAATAATATCCCGACCCGAAACTACCTAATTAAAGCGAAAAAAGTCAAATTGCCAAGCAATTATGATCCAGTTAAACGCACTTACACCGGCTTTTGGGACGGCACATTTAAAGTTGCGTGGACGAACAACCCTGCTTGGGAAATTTACGATTTAGCTCCGATTTTAAGCAAAATGCTTGGGGTTGAAATCAGTTTTGACAAATGGGCGTTGTATGATGTTTCCCGCTATTGCGATCAACTTGTGCCAGATGGTATGGGCGGACAAGAGCCTCGTTTTACCTGTAACGTATGGCTCACGGAAGTTAAAACTGCCTATGACTTGTTGAATGATTTCTGCTCGGTATTCCGTGCGATTCCGATTTGGACCGGAACAGAAGTATCGGTCATTATCGACCGTCCGCGTGATCCGGTTTGGACTTACACAAATGCTAATGTAGTTGGTGGATTTGAACGATCCTACTCTGCTCGCAAATCACGCCATAATGCAGTGCAAGTTACTTATTCGGATAAAACAAATGGCTATGAAAGTGCGATTGAGTACGTTTCAGACGATGAAGAAATCAAAAAACACGGCTTAAATTTAAGCCAAGTAACTGCCTTTGGCTGTACATCTCGTGGGCAAGCATACCGTACCGGTAAATGGATTTTAGAAACCGAAAAACGAGAAAAGGAAACCATTACCTTTACCGTTGGACGTGAAGGCTTAATGCACTTGCCGGGCGATATTATCCGTGTTGCCGACAGCCATTATGCCGGTACGGAAATTGGCGGACGTGTACTGGCGATTAATGGGCGAAAAGTTACCCTTGACCGTGAAATTAGCATTGATAACGCCAGTTATTTTACCTATATCAACGGTGAGGCAACGCACTCTAGCATTAAAATCCAATCGGTAAACGGTAAAGAAATCACGCTAGATAGCACGCCAACCGGCTTAGAAACCTACGGCGTATGGTCGTTATCGACTAAACAAATCAGCTCGGGCTTATACCGCTCCATCTCGATTGTTGAAAATGCGGACGGTACGAATACGATTACTGCATTGCAACACGAACCGCAGAAAGAAGCGATTGTAGATAACGCTGCTCACTTTGTGGAAACGGCGAGAACGCTTTACAAAGCCCCGCAAATTAACGCAGTAGAAGTCTCGACTGGTTATGACGGCAAGCTCTATATCTCCAGTGATATTAGTTCTGGCGACGGCAAGCTGACCTATGATATTAAAATCACCAAAGATGGCAATTTTTATCAATTCAAGAAAGGATTAGCCGACCCAAATATTGAGTTGAGCGATTTACCGAATGGCGATTACAGCGTGATTATTTACGGTAAAAATGCCAAAGGGCAAATCGTCACCGAAAAAACACAAACCTTTACTATTGATCGACCTCCAGCTCCGACCGGTGTAGTAGTAACAGGTGGATTAGGGCAAATTACCCTCGAATGGGATTGGGTAAATGAGGTTACGCAAACCGAGATTTTCGCGGCCGAAACCGATAATTTCGCCCTTGCAAAAAAAATCGCAAAAGTGACCGCTAGAACCTACGCTCACACACTAAAAGGTAACAAGGTTGTACGCTATTATTGGCTACGTCATACCAGAGGCATTAATGTCGGACCGTTTTATCAACAACAGGGGGTAAGAGGACAAACAGCGGTTGATTTGGATGCTCGATTAACCGAATTAAACACTCAGCTATCACGCAATATTGTTAATGAGGTTTTTGATGTTGCTGCACCGGCACGAGGTTTAGAGCTGGTCAAAACAGTCGCTAATTTGACCGACAAAGGTACTAAACTGGCGTCATCTCAAGTTTACAATCAGGCTGACGGCAAGCTCTATACTTGGAACGGTACAGCATACTCAGCTACAGTGGCTGCGGAAGATGTTACCGGCAAATTATCAAAATCTAAAATTGATACGTCCCTTATTTCGCAATTAACAGGTGCAGATAACACCGCAAATTTGGCAAGAAGATTAGCGGAAACAGCTCAAAGCAACATTAACCAAGAGATTACTAACCGACAAGATGCCGTTACTGCCGAAGCAAATAACCGTACTAAAGCCATTCAAGCCGAAAGTGCGAATTTAACGAAAAAAATTCAAGCTGAAGCAACCGCTCGTGGGGCTGCTGTTACACAGTTACAAAATGTTGATGCTCAACAAGCACAACTCATTTCTGCTGTCACAGCAAAAGCTAATAATGCTCTATCAGGCTTGGAAGAGGAAAAAACAGCACGAGCAAACGGCGATAAAGCGGAGTCTCAAGCACGTGAAGCATTAACAGCAAGAATGGGAGCAGCTGAAAGCAATATCGTAACTATTCAACGTACGGTAGCAAATAATGCCCAAAGCATTAGTGAAGTCAGTCAGAATTTAAATGCTAAGATTGATAATATTAATATCGGCGGTCGGAATTTATTAAGAGACAGCGAGTTCAATGCGTACAATAAATGGGGTAGTCCACAAATTGAATTTGCTGAAAATGCAAATCGCCGAACTATCAAAGTAACCTCAACAGGTACTAACGGTCCTGTTGGTATTGTTTCATCTAATCGCCATTCCACATCTTATTTCCAACAAGGAGAAACTTATACACTCTCATTATTTGCTAGAGGAAGTAAGGCACTAGACTATCTCTATCTAATGCGTCAAGATGGGAATAACGTTAGATTACCAGTGATTAACGTTGCCTCTGAAACAGAGTTCAATTATTACAAACTGACGTTCAAAGCACCGTTTACCACACAACAAGGCTATTTCTTAGTTGGTTTTTTCCAATCTACTCCAAATCAATTTGTTGAGTTTCATAGTTTAAAGCTAGAAAAAGGCAACGTAGCCACAGACTGGACGCCAGCACCGGAAGATGTGGACAGTGCGGTTAGTGCAGTTTCCGCTGATTTAACGAGTTATAAACAAACTCAGGCGGCTACCGATTCAGCACAAGCACAGCAACTTAATCAGTTATCTGTGAACTTGACCAAAGCAGAGAGCAATTTAAATGCCAAAATCACGGAAGAAAAAAATGCTCGTGTGAATGCCGATAAAGCGAATGCAGAGAAGCTCACAGACATAACAAGCCGTGTTGCAAATGCGGAATCAACTATTACCAATTTCCAATCAACCAAAGCGAATAAAAGTGAGGTGGCAAGTATTGCCCAGCAGAACTTACAGAGCATTTGGCGCACCGATGCGCAAAGTGCGGTGGATGCCTTGAAAATCGGTGGTGCAAATCTACTGGTTGATAGTGAGTATTTGACGACAGCCCGTTGGGGCGGTAGCTCACGAGTGGCAAGCTCGCAATATGGTGATCGTCGCTTGACTCAAGTGTTTGTGACCCAAGCAGGCACAGGGCATTTTGGTGTGACTCAAGGCACACAAAAAGCCACTACGCGTATTCGTCAGGGTGAAACCTATACCTTGTCACTAAATGCGCAGGGGACGGCAGGTTTTACCCGCACAGGGTTAAACTATGTGTACCTTATCCGCGAAGATGGTGGCAATTTTAGATTGCCAACTTTGCCGCTTACTGCATCATTGTCCCAACGCCCTAAAGTGACATTTACTGCGCCGTGGACGAGCAATCAAGTTCGGTTACTGATTGGCGCAAATGGCATATTTGAGGCGACAGACTGGTTCGCATTTCACAGCGTTAAGCTCGAAATGGGTAATGTTGCCACAGGCTGGACACCAACCGCCAAGGATATTGACGACAAAGTATCAGCGGTTCAGTCCAACCTCACCGCTTATCAGGCGGCACAAGCTAAAGCAGATCAAGCCAAAGCTACGCAGATTTCGGGGCTCACAACCCGAATGGGGGCAGCGGAAAGTAACCTCACTCGCACCGAACGGGCAGTGACGGAACTTAATCAGACAACGGTGACGACACTGCGTGATCTAACCGCGCGCACCAAAACAACGGAAGGTTCGCTCTCTCGTTTGGAAACCGCCAAAGCAAATAAAACTGAGGTGGCAAGTATTGCTCAAAGCTCCTTACAGTCAATTTGGAAAGCTGATGCAAAATCTGCCGTTGATTCACTTTCTATCGGTGCAAGGAACTTACTGATAGACAGTACTTACAACCAACACATCAACTACAATACAAAAATGTCATCAATCACACGCACAGTCTATCGCGGCAATATGTTGATACGACTCGGAATGCTTGGTGGCGCAGGTGTGGCCGGTATTGTACAAGCACCAGCCGCTCAAGTAAGTAATATCAGACAGGGTCAAGAGTACACACTTAGCCTGAATGTACAGGGTACAGCCGGCATACAAAAAACGGGGCTCAACTATGTATTCTTGATGCGTGCTGATGGAGCTAACCAACGATTAGCAACAATACCTGTTATAGCTAGTTTAGCAAACAGACCTAAAATAACCTTTACTGCCGAATGGACAAGTGAGCGAGCCTATCTGCTTGTTGGTGTAAATGGTACTTATGAGAATACAGATTGGTTAGCGTTTCACAGCGTAAAACTTGAAAAAGGAAACGTAGCGACAGATTGGACGCCAGCCCCTGAAGATGTGGAAAGCTCCGTGAGTGCAGTTTCGGCTAAAATTGATACTATTCAGGAGACTTTAGCGAATGCCGACTCTGCATTAAGCTCTCGTATTGATACCGTTACTGCTTCTGTTGGCTCAAACTTGGCAAAAATTACTCAAGTGAGTAATGCTGTAGCCGGTGTAGATGGTAAATTATCGTCTACTCATACCATCAAAACCGAAACCATTGCCGGTGGACGTAAAGCGATTGCCGGTATCGCACTTGGTGCCGCGGCAGACAATCGCAATGCAGAATCCTCTGTCATTGTAATGGCAGACAAATTTGAGGTAGTAAAAAATGCTCAAGACGGCCAACCGGTACGATTGTTTGGTGTGGCTCAAAATAAAGTTGCGATTAATGGGGATTTAATTGCAACAGGTACAATTAAAGGTAGCCACATTGATGCAGACTCAGTAAGAGCCGGAATATTGACGGCGGGAGCTATCCGTACGGAACACCTGGCAGCAGGGCAAATATCGGCGGATAAGTTAGCGATTGGGCTAGGTGGGAATTTGCTGGTTAATCCTATTTTTGCAACACCCGATTTGTCAATAGCTCCGTTTGGCTGGAACTACTGGCGAGGAGAAGTTGGTGATCGGCTAAATATTGACACCCGTACTATTTTCAATAGGAATGAACAAGATAATTACGGACTAAAAAAGGGAGGACTACCAAATGAGTTAGTATTTTCGATGCGGTATAGCACTACAAAGGAAACCTCTGATACTGGGCGAATTGGGTGGTTATCTCAGGATATTAATGTTGTGCCTAATAAAAAATATATTGCCTCCGTATGGTTAGCTTGTCATCGTGGACAAGCTAAATTAGTCATTGAGAATATCGAAAAACCTGGTGGTGCTTACTTAGGTCGGATAGGCAACAGCGAGGTAATTACTGGCTATAGTGCTCATCAAGGCGAATTTAAAAATATGAAACGGGTTAAGGTTGTATTTACTGCACCTACTTCAGGCTGTATTCGTTTCGCATTACGATTAGATAATATTCAAGGTAAAGCTAATCCATTTTTATTTGCTCGTAGACCAATGCTTGAGGAGGCTAGTGATAATGTTACAGATATCACTCAGCCTAGCCCTTGGCAAAATGCCGGTGTAACCGCTATCCACGGTGGCTCAATAGTTACTAATACCGTTACTGCTCAACAAATTGCAGCAAATACCATTACCGCCAACGAAATCGCAGCCGGCACGATTGCAGCTCGAAATATGGCAGCAAACTCGATTAATGCAAGTCATATTGTGGGGAGTTCGATCACTGCGGATAAGCTAAATGTAAACAATTTAGCGGCAATATCGGCAAATCTTGGTAAGGTAACTGCTGGTACAATTACAGGTACGACAATTACTGGTAATACAATTAGTGGCGGAAGTATTAATGGTACAACAATTAGCGGTACAACTATCTCTGGCGGCACAATAAAGGGTGCAAGATTGGAGGGGGCTACTGGCAAATTTACCGGCGAACTTGAAGTATCTCAATTAATAGGGGGAGGTGTTATAGAGCAGGTTACAGGCAAATTAAAATATTCACATCGTAATCGCATTTATGAGGGGCAAGAATATGGAGAAAACTCCTCCTCTCCAATTTATAGACACGAATATATCTATAAAGCAACTGTCACCATAAATGCAGCGCCGACAAGGAGGTATATTGAAATCATCGGAAGTGAGTCATTCATTTTAGAAGCAAATCAATCAATCACAAAAACAATAGAGAAATCATTAAATAGAAATGCAAGTGGTAGCTCTTTAGATTTTATTGTTTTAGCCTATTCCATTTCGACGGCTAAATATATCTCTATCAGTTAGTTATCGCCTCAATGTAGTACTGAGTGCGGATAGCCACAGCTTTTTTAAATATCCAAAACCAACCGCTTGCAGGTCAATTCAGGCGATTGTTTTTATTTCAACTATCGATAAAAGGAAAAATTATGACAACTTTTAACAAAATCTTAAACCCAATGTATTCCACCATCGCAAGCTACTCAACTCAAGACGACGGCTCACTCAATGCTAAATATGTCGTTGGCACAGGTGAGGAGAGCGATAGCGAGGTAACAAACTTTGTAATCATCACAAGTGAGTACAAATATATTGATGCTCAATCAGCCAAAGCGATTACTGATGCACCGCTAACAAAAGAGGATATTGGCAAAACGCCAACGCAGATTATGTTAGGACGTATCTACAACCACCTCAAAGAAACCGGTCAGATTGTAGTGTAGGGGTCTAAATGCAAAAGCATAAATTTAAGTTTTTCAGAGGCGATGACGTAAGTTATCGCCTTTTTTTTTAGGCAAACAAATGGCGAGCCTGTAAATTTAGAGGGTATTAGGCTGGATTTACACGCCATAGTAGAGGGCAGCACAGAGCCTCAAATTGAGCTATCCACCCAAAATGGCAGTACTACGGCACGATCCAACTTATCCCTGACCAAACCCAAATTTAAGGCGGGAATATGGACAATATCTTAATCACTATACATCCAACCGAAACTATTGATATCACCATAGACAAACTGGTAGTTATCCATATAGGTGAGGAGTATGGTGACACACCTGACTTTTTAACTATATACCAACAAGCAAAGGAGCTTAACGATGACTAAAACTAAACACAAACACCCACTTGCAGAAGCATTTTATCAATTAGGTAAAGACGTAGGAGAGATTAACCGTCGATTAGTGGTTGTGGATGAGCAATCATTAAAACTGCAAGAGTTAAAGCAGACTATTAATGAGCAAACCGAGCAAATTAAAACACTCGGAACAGTGGTAAATAAACTTATTGATGCATTACAACAGTCACAAAGTTTAAATGTAAGATCAGAATCTGCTGTAGCAGCAACCGAAAATCAAGATCATTTAAATGATGGTGTGCAGTATCAAGGCCCAGGACGTGCTAGAGCTTAACTCTGTTAACATCTGCACTCAAAACGGCTATAGCTCTAGCCGTTTTTTGTAATTTTTCGCACGTTTTAACAGGCAAATTTGGCAAAATTAGCCATTGTGATTTTATTTTCTATAATTAAGCCCCGAGAGGGGCTTTAAAATCAGTGCTAATCTATTGTTAATTTTTTAAGAATTGATGATAAGTTAGCTTTTTTGGCTTTAACCAATTCGGTCAAATCAGCCCAAACCCCGAAAGGGATTTTACGTTCACCAGCCACCCATTCGCGGACACGGCGAGCATCAGATAATCTCAAATCTCTCGCTAGATTAGACTGCCATTGAGTGCCATACAATGACTCGCCAATGATGGATAGCTCTTTTGATGTGTAATTTTTTACATCGTTACTTAATTTGCAGTATTGATAGTATCCAAGCCAAAACGCCCCCTGACAATCAAAAGGCATCCCGTCTTTAGGGTCCTCGAGGTCGCCTGGTATTTTATCCATTAATCTTGCTATCTCTCCATTGTTAATAGATAGCTCTCTGCGACTAGAGATAAACCCTATGCCTCTTATAGGGTATCTCAAGATTATTGTCTGTACGTTTGTTGGCACATCGTCACCATAAGTAGCAGCGACAATTTGCCCGATAATGCGCATAATTTGTGGTGTTACTTGTGTAGTCATAATAATCTCCAGTTATCTGTTTGTTTTAGCCGTAAGCCTTTGCTCTTACGGCTTATTTGTTATCTCAATCTACCATCCATATTTTACGGATAACCAAAATTGCTTTGGTTCGCTATTATCATTTAGACCTTTAAATTTTTCGATCCACTTTCCAGCGTTTGTCATTGCAAAAAAATTATCTACCATTGCTTGAGCTTGAGTAATTTGTTCTTGCGTTGCTGTTACTGGGATAGAGGTATCACCAATCTTCGCAATAAAAAGATTGATGATTTCGTTTGCCGAATCAATTTGTTTTTCAGAGCCTTTTAATGTTGGTTTTGTGATTACAAGCTTAGTTGTTTCTTGTTTGTTCTCTTGCTCTGTTTCTTTGCTTTCTACCGGCGCTGTATTTTCAGCGGTGTCTTTAGCATTAAAAGCGTTTTCAAAAGCTTTTACGGCAGCATCAAACGCTCTGGTTGTTAATCCTTTGCCAAGTTTGCTCACTAACTCGCCTGTGGCTAGGTCAATGTACAACTGGTAATTCCGATCACCTTTGCTTTCGTTATTTTTTGCTGAAAGGTTAATGTAAATGCGGCGACCTTGCCATTCGTTGGCGTAGCCTTGGATATCGTGAGATTTTAATAAGTCGTTGATTTGTGCGGTTGTAATTTGAGTTGTCAT